TTGTTCAAAATAAGTGCATTACACTTTTCAACATTACTTCTATGTTGATCAATATTATCAAGTATGGTCTGTGATTGAGATTTAAGTAACTGGAGTTCTTTTATGACACACTCTTTATTAGGAGTTATCATAAGTTGACCGGTATACCCAACTTCATTGCTATCTTTAAACGTATACGTCTGGGTCTTACCGGCATCTAAAACTGCGACATCAACAACCATATCAAATTGGTTATTGTACTTATCCATATGAGGTGTTGAGACTGTTACAACTTGTACAGTGTGTACCTCAATGTTGTTCCTGTCAAACATGTAGACAGAACGTCCTTGTTTCAAATCTTTAAATAGCATATGTATGTTGTTAAAAATGGATTGGGTACGAGATAACCCCGTACCCATCCAATATTAATGATTCAGAATATAACGAACAGTGTCCTGAGCAGGGTTAGTCTCATCACCAAGAGGAATCGGACCAACCGTGTAAGAAGTGCTACCAATCGTGATAGCAGCAGTATCGTTCGCAGCATTCGTCTTGCTCAGCGTAAGGCTATGAGCACCGATGAGAGCCGTAATATCCCTAGCAGCAACAGCAGTCAGGTTAGTAGCGTGACCAGTAGAATCCGTAGCAAACTTATAGAAACCAGCAGTCTTAGCAGCTGCACCAGTCGGAGTACCGTGAGTAATAGTGACCTTCTTTTCTGTAGCACTAGAACCACCTACAGTAATCAGACCAGAACCAGCAAATTCTACAGTATCAGTCTTGCTTGTAGCAGCAAGCGTAGTAGAACCGACCTTAATGTTAGAATAAGCATCCTGGTTGGCCTCACCACCTGTTGCAACAATACCTTCAACACGCTTAGTTAGTGCGGCAAGATCGGTCTTGTTAGTGTCTGACTGAGACTTCGCGGTATCGATCTTAGTGGTAACATCTGTCGCTATGTTCAAAGTAAATGGATTATCGCTAGCACCATTACCACTAAGCTTGAGAGTGTCACCGGCCTTAAACATATCTATAGGGCTACCGGCATTAGTATAAGCAAGGAGCGTTGAATCAACGGCTTTTCCAAAGCCCATCAAGCTTTTATTGATATTTGCAGCATACGTTCCTGTAAGAGCAATCGTACGAGTACCATCCGTGTTGTTCGTGATCTCAATACCAGTACCAGCCTTATGCTCATTTACGAGATCAGCAACAGCGATATAAATCTTGTTAGCCGAGTTGTTAGCAAGAGTCAACTCAACATACGGAGTAGCATTCTTCTTATCCGTTGCGGGAGTGAAAGTACCATCAGAGTAAGAACCCCAAACAACCTTACCTGACTCAACAACCATATCCTTCGGAATGTTGATGGCTTCACCAACATTAGTACCATCCTTCTGGAGGTGATATACGGCTGCATAATCAGTAGATGTAGACTTGGTGAGCGTATAAGCGGGAACCTTTACAGCACCAACCTTGGTGTCAACATAGTTCGTTGTAGCAAGACCACTAGCAGTATCGAATGTGACATAATGAGTCTTAATCTTATGATTATCACTTCCAGTGGTAATATCTGCGAGAATACCATTCTCAAGATTTCTAATGGGGATAACAGAACCAGTCTCAATGCTTGAGTAACCGTCTGTAATACCACTATTTGCAAGAGTACCCTTTGTAGCAAACTTGGCCTTAGCAGACGTCCAAAGTTGCTGAAGGCCTAATAGATCTAAATATTGCATTTATTATTTTATTAAACTGTTGTAGTTGTTGTAACAGCAGAGCTCGGTTTAAGAACTGAGATTAGAGTATTGGTTTGATTTAGTCTACTAATCTCATCGCGCAATTGCTGAATCGTAGTCCGCTGTTCCAGATTCCAATGATTAGTCAGGGTATCAATGATCTTCTGTGTATTCTGTGTACTTGTTTCCTTAGCATCACATGCGTTTCGCTCAGCCTGGAAACCTACCTGTGCGAAACCGTTTTGAACAGCATTCTGAAGCGCCTGACTCTGCATCAGAATAGTATTTGTCTGTTGACAATTGTTCAGTTTATTCTGGTAACCCTGAGACAAAATGGATGTATTGATATTGTTCATACCACCCTGCATCATCGTACTCATCTGGTTAACAGCTGACTGCACATGATCGAATCCGACATTCAATGTCTGAGACAGTTGTGCAATAGCACCAGTGTTACCATTGACAGCCTGCATAGTGAGATCACTATTATGGTTGTCTTGAATCTGATTTTGTAAACTATGGATTTGATCACCAATGCAATTATTTGCGTTATTGCCGAAGCCACCGAACTGACCGGCAAATATCAACCATATCAGATATGCAAACGGGTTATTCCACATCTGCTGATTACCACCATTAGCTAACATAGCTGTCAAGGCATCGTTGCGATCATTATTACCAAGCATTGCGCCCATCATAGCAACATTGCTAAAGCTATTAGCCGTGTCACTCGTATAAATCTTGGTAATATCTTCCATAATTTAAAAATTTAAGTGATTAATTTAAGATTGATGCAATGTCTTCTGAATCGATAGAATAATCGTCATTAGAGTCCATAACATCGTTCATCAAGATCTCCTTAGAAGATCCGTCAGTCATCTTCAGACGCAGCACGTTCTGTTTATCACTACCCTTATCGTAAGAACCAGATTCAATTGCAACACCACCCTCTGTTGCAACAGATGACATATCAGCAGATCCAATAACGATCCCATCTGGAGAGATTAGTTTTACAGATTTAGTTGCTGGATCATACTCAATCGTCATTTTGTTCACATATGCCTGGAGCATTTTCATATCTATACCAGAACCACCGCCTTTTCCGATAAGCTCCATTGTGGATTTTGCATCAAGGACATCTCCGAATTGAAACTGAGAGCTATCCACGATTTTCAATTTATCAGGCTCTTGCATATGTAAAATACGAGGTGTGACAGGAGTACCTGCCGCATTCTGTATATTTGTACGTCTAAGCTTTGAATAAATCATATTTATATATACGTATATACGCAATTACTCCAACCGAAGTTGGAGTAACGCAAATTTAAAAGTCTTTTATGGAAAATATTCTTGTAAAGTGGAAGTTGGTGGATTCGAACCATCGACCTTCTGCTTGTAAGGCAGACGCTCTAAACCAACTGAGCTAAACTTCCAAACAACCTTGATGGCTGTTGTTATATATTATTCTGCAGAAGGACCTTGCATGTTAGAAGGACCTTGCATCATGATAGGCCTATCCTGTTCTGAAACAACAGGCTCACTGTCGTTAGATGTATCAGCATCAGAATCTACAGCAGTCTGTGCCTTATCAGAAGATCCGTAACCACCATCAGCTCGATCAGATTCTGAAAGACTATCAGACTCAACAAACTCTACATCAGGAACAGGCAAGATCACCAGCTGAGCAAATTTATCATCAACCTTGTATACGGCAGGAACAACATCTGTAGTTGCTATAAATTTACCAAGCACTTCGCCACGATAACCTGAATCAATCACACCACAACTATTCGTAAGACGTAATGACTTCTTTGCAATAGATGATCTTGGCATCAGCTGAGCAAAGTATCCTTCAGGAATCTCCAGTGCAAGATCTGTATGATATACGATCACCAACTGACCACACTCATTCAACTCTGTCGTTATACCCGTAGTAGTTAGATCAAAACCAGCATCTGTCTTATGTGCTTTTGAAGGCATTACAGCCTTATGAGAAAGTTTCTTGAATTTAATTTCCATCTTATTATATTTTAGTAGCCCTACCAGGAGTCAAACCCGGACCAGGAGGGTTAGAGCCTCTTGTGCTAATCGCTACACCATAGGGCAGTGTAACCTCTTTCTTAAGGAGGTTAATCGTTAAACAAATAATGAAATCACTCCTATTTGAAGTGCTTGTCCGATTAAGCCACCTATTTCTGTGGCAGCTATATCAAGCCAATCGAACTTACCTCCCCATTGTTTATCTTTAAACTCCATTCCAAACGCTAGACCTGTACTGAATAATATCGTACCAACAAATGCTGCAGGAATGGCGTACAACAAATGTTTTGGTCTATTAGATTCTTTTAGCCACATATTGTAGTTTTTTGCGCTGGGGGCAGGACTCGAACCTGCTTCCATAAGGATCCCATCTGGTATTATTCCAGACTTCACTTTGCTCTACCTCATAAGCTACTCCCGCATTGCAGTGTTGTGTGCCACTGCATGGTTTTTAGTAACCAACTATTTATTTCTTACGTGTGATCCAGTTCCAGAAACGCTTGAAGATATTAGGCTTCTTCTCAACCTTCTCTTCCTCTTCCTTCTCCTCTTCTCGCTTTATCACAAGGTCATCAGGATCCTCCTGATTATCATAAGCACTCTCGATCGTATCAATCAGTGCATCGATATAATCCATTAGAGAAGCGCATGACTTGACAATAGTTGAGTTCATCAGCTCTGTGACGTGCATAGCATAGTTGAACATCTCCTCTTTAGTGATAGGCTCTACACCACACTTAGCCTCTACAAAAGCTGCATATACGTCACTGGGGTTCTCAATGTTTGTAAGATCTACGATCACATATTTCTTAACAGGCTTCGTTGACTTCATCGTTAGTTGTTTTAAGTTCTTTCATTCGTTTATTATAGTTATCGAGGTTTTCCTTCCACTCGTCAGATGTTATCTTTATATACTTGTGCGGAAAGTCTATATCCCAAAAAGCAAGTATAATATCACCAGCTTTAACATCGAACTCTTCAACACTCCTGTCGCGATCTACGAACTTGAAATGCATATCTTCAGGAGCCATGTATACTCTGTTGCACGCATTCCTTTGTACATCAAGCGGTTCGATATTAGCGGTTTCTGTATCGATAATAAGTACATCTGAATTATACGTCGCTGCAATCGTTTTCATGTTTAAATTTTGGTTTTAATTTAAATTTAAATAACTTAGCAAACAATATATCTCTTTGATCATTCGGGTCTTTCATAATCGCTGCTGTACAATCAAATACCTGGTGTATAACATCATTGACAATGTTTTTATCAATATTGAGTTCTTTAGATATTTGATTGCTCAAACTATTAACATCAATCATGAACCTTTCCGATAATGTCAAATTGTCGTACTAGATGAGAATCTTTAACAAGATCAAAGTACTCAAAGTGTCTGGCTTTATAGAAAATCGTATCTCCAACATGTATCGGAGGAAGATCATAACTCTTCTCATTCCCCATCCATTTAGTATATCTGTATGGAACCTTAAGTACAATACCCGTTAAATAGTCTGAATCAACCTCTTTAACTTCCTTCTTTACTTTATCATAATCAGTTGCCTCGATTCCGTTCTTATCAGCCTTAGGCTTATCTGTCGCAATCGGTGTACTGAATTCCTTCTTAACCTTTGTCGGTGCAAGCGGCTTTACTAAAAAGCTATCGAAGAACTCATATTTGATCTTATCGCTCACATCCATAGCCAAAGGCTTCTGATCAATTTTTTGATAGTCCATTACTTCTTAAGACCTTTTAAATAGTTAAGAACTTTGATGAGATTAAGCATCACTGTACGTTGTTCGACCTTCATACACTCAGGCATATCCTGTGTATCAACATTGTTCAGGTCATACGTATACTTCTCGATCAATGAATCGATCTCATCAAACACATTTACAAATGGCTCTGCTTTCTCAGCAACCTCCTTAAGCATACCCTCGTCAATAAGCTCTTTTGCATAATCGACAGAGATTGAGCACTTGGATGAATAAGTAGCCTTTACAGAAGAATCATCATCGTCATTCCCCTTGTATGCAGAATTATACTCTGCAACATAAGACTTTTCGTCATCAGAGAGATTCATAACATCACCAAGTTCAAGTCCGAAGAACGGTTCAATTACTTCTAATTTCTTTGTCATAGCAATCTGTTGTTTTAAATTACTGGGGCAGTAACGTATGAAGTATGCATTTTGGTTGCAAAAATATTAAAAAATTATTTTTTTATAAATTTTTTCATAACTTGTGAAACCAAAACGCTTAGTTAATACGTTACAGCCCCGAGAGCTTCGGGGGAATATTATATTATATATAAACTATATTAGATAATATTAGCTAATATAAGCTAATATAGTATCATGAGTCTCAGTAGAGTAAGTAAGACTAATAGTATATATACATGAGTCTCATGATAATAAGTAAGACTATATATAATATAACATGAGTCTCCTTAGGAAAGTAAGACTATATAATATACTTCTTACGTCCCTACATAGACTCATGAGACTAATTAGATTATATTAGATAACATGAATAAGTTTGAATTAAGTGCTATTTTGTATTATGCGGATTTCTTATCTATGTAGTAGAAATCAGTTCCTGTAACAGATACATGCAAATATTTCTATATACACAAGATTCCTATGAATATTTCGTATATAGCTGGTGTTGATCCCATGTACGATAAACACAATCCTTATGTTGTACAAGCCACAGAGACATATGGAATATTAAAAAAATAGTTTGGAGAAGATGGAATTTTATCTTTTTTAGACAATATTTGCAACCTAGGAGTCTCAGGATGCGTTACAGGAGAGTCTATGTTAAAACACATACATCGAGATAGTGATAGATACATACGAAGCAAAGCATATAGAAAATACAACGAGTTTAAATAGAATCAATCATATCACTATGTCACACAAGGAGAACACGGACCAGAAACAAAAGAATGCACAAAATATGTAGCGCACGTCTAGGCTAAAATCAACAGCAACAGATCCTGAATATGTAAAATCTGTTGATCGTATGATACAAGCATAGAAGAAGTTATTAAGAATATATAACAACGTTGATTATGAAGATGATTAAACCACATGTTGAATTACTTACTCAGCAGTACGACAAACTTGGAATATACGAAATGGTTGAGCTTGCTGGTAGAACTTCGTACAAATCAGAGAAGAATATGTCTTTTGATGAGAATGGGCGTTCTACAACAGCTGAAGCATTCACCAACAAACTCATATCGTATAACCATGGTGCCGCATTAGAACATGCTACGATCTATTTGACAGTACCTAAGACCGAGAAGTTGTATAAGGGAATGGTTAAGATGTACAAAGATAATAAGTACTCTAGAGTTATCGAGTTTGATGGAAACGCATACATCACAACAAACTATCGAGTAATCATTGAAAATGGTTGGACTTACGATCTTAAATACCTTACAGAGCCTCATAAGCTTCACGTAAAGCGTTATTCATTTAGGATTACGTGTAACAGGATTAATTCTCAATCATTCATGAGACATAGAGTGTTTTCGTTCCTGCAAGAGAGTACAAGGTATGTTACATACAACGGAGATCTTGAATATATATATCCGTCTGACTGGAATACGTATGACGCTGAGACAAAGAAGTTGTTTAAAGATCATATAGTAGCATCTGAATCCGTATACAAAGCTCTATTAGCCAAAGGTCTAAAAGCTGAACGAGCTAGAGATCTTCTCCCTTGTGGAATTAAGACTGAGTTTGTTATGACAGGATTCATAGATGATTGGGATAAAATGTTAAAGTTAAGATTGGCTAAAGGAGCTCATCCAGATGCTCAACTAATAGCACATCAAATATTAGATATACTAAACGATGTTATACAGGATTGATAGTTTTTATGCGGACAAAATAACAATGACACCAACAATTCCTGTTAACGGACTTACTGAGAATGGTCATGAAGATAACAAAACTCCTAGATTATGCTTCAGTGACTCGTTGATAGGGTGTTTAGCTGCTCAAGGTACAAGTTGTTTTAACTATTCATACGTAGTGTATGTGCCAGTTAATTAGAAGATAAAGGTTCATAAACCTACGAAAAAACAATGTCCAGATGCTCATATAACAGGCGAGGTTTGGTACACAGGTAAACCGATAGAGTTAGTGCCAATAGGTAAGTTATACACATCAGATAACCTGTTTGAGGTTGGCAAATATCCAGCTGCAGATAAAAATAAAAACAAAAAGAAAAGAATGATATCATCATATGCGTGCGAATATGCGTTTGTACCATTGAAAACATCTAAAAAATAAAAATCATGGGTAATATAGAACATACAAATAACATTGATGTAAATACTTCGTTATCTAAACAGCTTATGTATATAGCATTTGCATCAATTATATCAGCTGATAATGATAAGCTTGATGAAGATACGAAACAAGCGATTATTGCTAAGTACGAGGCTGAGACAAAAGATGAGCCATCTGTGTTGGATTGGGATAAGATCTTAGATCCAGTTAAAGATGATGAGTTACGAAACAAATATATAGAACTGTTAAAAGCAACTGAAGTATGATAGGATCACATGATAGTTATACGTTCCATAAAGCTACTAAGGGTATATACAATAAGTCTTTAATACGTAGAACATGGAAAGCTCAAAATATGAGTTTGGACGAACAGTATGAGCATGGAGTTCGTATGTTTGATGTACGTGTTTGTAGAGACGGATGGAGATGGAGAGTGTGTCATGGAGCGGCTGAGTTCAATGAAACATTTGCAACAATATCATCAATATGCCACTTCTTTGAATTACGATATCCAGAAGCTATTTATCGCATTTGGCTCGAAAAAGGATCAAAAGATGTTGAGAGGAGATTTATTGCAGAAAGCACAAGTCAACTCTGTTCATTATGTGATTTATACCATAATCTATGGAGAGTTGGAATAAAATCCTACAAAGAATGGACGAATGGTATTTGTAACAACAATGATAGTTTGTACAACAGAGGTTATCTATTTGCTAAGGATGCTCCTTGGAGTGGTAATTGTCATGAGTTACATGGTACAATGTCTTTCAAGAACTACTTTAAAGGATCTCTTGAGTCTCAAGCTAAAAAGTACAACAGAAAGATTATGAGTACTGTTCCAAAAGATCAGATATATGGAAAAGAACATCTTTATCTGATTGATTTCGTAGATCAATTGCAATGCAATTGAGATCAAATCAATGTTAAATAAACATTGATTTAAGATCAAATACACACTTAAACAAATTTATTCAGGGCCTACGTTAAGTAGGCTCTTTTTTATTATGCCTAAAATAAGACAAACAAATAGAATGATGAAGGTTGGTAATCAGTGGTTACCAGCTTTCTTAAACAGTATCAATGGGACTCCAACATATACGTATATGAATGATTAGGGTCAATGGTCTGATGCGTCTGGTAATACGTATAATGTTGAGCATCCGTTAGATGAAGTAACTGTGATGCCTGGAGAATTCAAAGAACAAAATAGTTATGTTAACAAGTTACGAGACGATTATTCACAAGCATTGTTTAATTATAATAAAGCAAATAGCCCTAAAACACAAGGTCTTGAAATGACTATTGGCGGATTTCCTCTAATGTTCACAAAGCCTGGTGCAATGGGTATGATTGTAGGATATGGCGCAGATGAAGCTCTAAAATGGGCTACTGGAAAAGGTTTTGATCAATATGGTCGTGAGTATATTACACCATATTTACAAAAACTTGGTATATCTTCAGATGTCGCTGGAGATATTGGTGGGTTTCTAGGAAATATGTCCAACCCTGGTTATTTAATAGGTGGTATTAACAGAAATGGTTTGAAAATAGTCAATGCTGCGGCAGCATATCCGACAAGTGTGAGACAGAGGCTTGTTGAAATGGCATTGCGGTCAACAAGTGATCCAAATCCGATACCAGATATTATGCGTAGCTTTTCACAAGATTTCGGTATACCATATGTGAAAAACGCATATAGGAAGCTGAATAATTCCATATTTCCTCATCAGCAGCAAGGATTATTAAAAACTATTCCTGGTGCATTTGACCCTACACGATTTATTAGCTAGGCAAGGTATTTACTAACTGGCACTGGCAGTGGTCCCATGCCACGATATAGGTCTTTTGCGCCATTTTCACATAAACACTCTGTTAAAACAGCACAATATCCCACATATTATACAGGGTTTGTGGCACCCGACCAACAACTTATTAAACCAGGAGTGAATGACTTGATCGATGCGTTTGTTTATTAGAAACCAATTGATGAGAGATACGGATTGAAACTGATCGGGAAGGGTTTGGATTTTGAAGGAGTGCCAGGATATGTTAATAAATATTATTCAGCAAAAGCAAAACAAATCCCTACGTATGAGGTTGCGAACATGCAAAGACCGATATTTAGCGATAATGAGATAAGTGGACGAACTCCATTTACTGAAATAGATAGCGAACTTGGGGTATATGACGTGTATCCAAACAAAGTAAATGCTGGCGGACATAGAATCAGATTAGGACTTACACCTGAAAACAATACTGCTGCGCAAGAGTAGGATATTTTTAAATTCAACCCGTCTGAGTATATTGCCAAATGGAATCCTGGTAAAGGGCACGGTGATATTTATAATCGGATTTTGAAAAAAGGTTTATAGTTTATTGATAAGAACACTACACCTGTTATAACAAAAACACCGTGGTATGAAGTTGCCGCGGGTGATATGCGCTAAATATTCCGATTTGTACGATAATATTTGTCTCGAAATAATAAGAAATCCAGCCTTCGGGTTGGATTTTTTTATTTTATTTTTGTTTAAAAATAATAAAATTTTTATTTCATATGTATTTAAACGAGAAAGTGATAATTTAAAATTTTATTTTGAACATGTTTAAACGAGAAAGTCTCCCATAACACCTCCCCTATAGGTCGATGCGCCCAAGGTACCCCCGGTGGGTCGGACTTCGTCCTCTTTATCCAACCCTGCACCTTTCTCCTGATTAGCATTAACTTAAAAACTTACAATTATGTTCGCACAACTCATCATTCCGTACACTAAGGTGGTTAAACTGGCTGACGGCCGCGTATTCAACTACAAAGACTACAAGCGTTCTGCTCCTATGCCTATCGAAGACATTCTCAAACGCTACGGCGACTGGATGTCTTCACATCAGAACTGGTCGATTCGTCCTGTCGACTTTAAAGCCGACTTCTAACAAGCAGGCTGCTTCGGCAGCCTTGCTTCTTCTTTTAACAGCTTGGTGGACACACCTTGCTGTTGTTTCTTGTTTCTCTGTCGCTCTTCGAGCTCCTTATCCAAACCCGTTCTTGTCGACCTTCGGTCTCCTTATCCAACCCCGTTCTTTTCTGTGGATTAGCCATAATTATATTTATTTATAATACAGGCTCACGCGCTGCGTATAGCGCGGAAGGTCTTCATGAGCATGAGGATCGTGAAAGGCGAGATGCAGGCTATACGCGCTCTGTATCAGATTACTTCGGCGAGAAACTCTTCCAACAGTATTTATATTGTCCATCCCAAAAGAACGGCGTCGAAGTTGTAAATTAATATATGGCCCTTCGGGGCCATTCGGATACTATGGTACTCTATCAGATGATAGCGACAGTGCGCAGGTTCGATTCCTGCGGTATCCACAGCAAGAAGGGCAGCGAGGTCGCTGCTCAGCTAAACACACAAAATCATGAACGGAAAAATCACATCGGTGACTATCACCACGGTAACGAAGGAAGGCAAAGCTAAAGGTAACAAAATTGTTCGCCTCAAGCTCAAAGACGAGCGCGACCCTATCTTCGGACAAACTATCGAAATGGTTCTCGTCCCAAATCGCTACGACAAGGACCTCGTCGACCTCTTCTGTCAGCACTACGCAGACAGCGTTCCTGCAGCTCCAGATGCCTGGGGACGTCCTCAGTGGGCACCTGCTCAGCTGAAAGATGCATCCAAGCCATTCCCAGCAGAGGTCTTGCCGAACGTCTTCAACGAAGAAGTCGAAATGCCGGACCAGTACATCGTTTGCGATGACAACGGTCAGCCTCGTGAGAACGCTATTCCTCAATCCAAGTTCACGGTCGTGAGCTGGAAAGACATGGATGGCAACTATCGCAGAGGTTTCTCTCCCACCGAGCGCATAACTTCACTGTTGCATGCCGGTTTCTACAAGAAGTACGAAGCTGACACCATTGCACCGGCTGACAGCGACGATCTTCCTGCATAACCACTCTTCCACGCCTATCGAGGTCGGGCGTTCTAAATACGACCTCATTCATCTTCTTAAACACTCACGACAATGAAGAACTCCCTTGCTCTTACAGCAATCATAGCTATTTGCCTATTTGTAGGCTTCGTAGCTGGCCATGCTATTGGCACAACTGACGGAAATGCAGCCGCTTACACTCAACAAAAGCGAGCTACTACCGCCGAAGACTCTCTCGCTATCTACCGAGAATTCGCTGACCGAGCACTCACACTGCTCGAAGCTCTCGGCATCGATGACGACTCAGTCGATCCCTTCTACGACGGCGACGACGCCAAGGCCTACGCAGTCTCAAGCGCATACCGACGCTTCTGCGACGCCTACAACAAGCTTGCTGGCATCGACAGCTTGCAACAGCTGCCTCCTGCGCAAACGCGCACGGAAGCACGCTGATCGCCTCGGGGAACGGCCGAAAGGCCATCCCTGCGGGGCCTATTCGTATAATATTGCAGATAGTCAAATTCAAAAACCAAGAACCTCGCGATAGTATTAACGGTAAATCGCACAGAACAATGCAGTACTTCTATATTGTAGGTTACACGCAGATTGGCAACGATCTTACATTGTGTAAAGTGAGTCTCAACGAACATACATTTAAGGATGCGATGATGATCCATTGGATTGGACACCCATTCCACCTGATGAGCAAGGTGATCAAGATGATCAAGATGAGCAACCTGTTTATCAAGTAACACTACTTGAGGCAGGGGGTAAAAGGAGGATATCATGTGTTTAGTTACAAGTCAACTTGAGCCATACATAGCTCCTATCGACATTCCGGTTGTGAAGGTGTTGGAGATAAACGAGTACAATGGGTATGACACTGTATACATGCATACGCCTGTGTTATTAGATCGATTTCTATACGCAAAAGGTACGTGGGTACTTGACAAAGACCATATCACGCAAAACCTTCGTTCAGGCTTGGTGCATGCTTATACAAGGCTCCATTTCTCTCCATTCGATAAGTATCAAATAGACATGTTCAATCTGGTACCAGTAAAAGCATTTATTCCAAAAGGAACAAAATTCTTCATATCAGATGATCATAAGACTATGGCTGCAGAAAAAATGTTTATTTCGAGCATCGAAGCCGCATATGACTTTGGACTTACGGATGAACAAATATTCAACTTAACAATTAATCTCAAAATGGAACCAAAACCGAAAAAAGATGATCATGATCGGTTAGATCCTGGTCATAAAATAGGACTCTTGATCCTATTATTCATATTCATGCTTTTCGTGACTCGTGCATGTGCTCAAACAGCACAGTATGACACAGCCATCGTGAAGTATCAGAATATCGAACGAATTGTATCTCAAACAACAGATAAAGGTGCAGTTCGTTACTACGCAGTTTACAACGATAAGCAAGAGAATATCTCAGAACTAATCCCTGTTTCTAAGACGGTTCTCTCGTACATCAATGCATGTAAACAGAATCAAATTGAACCATCATTAGCTATTCGTCTTAAGAACGGCATCATTGTTGGTTTGATACGATACAAAACCAAATACATTGTTAAAAGGAAACGATAATGATGTATACGCCAAGCAGTCCGGCGTTCTAAATAGGACTGCACAACATTTAAACACTCAAAACAATGAACAAAGCGGTTATAGTAATCGTAACAGCCATAATCAGTGTATTTATTGGCTGTTCTGCTGGACAAATGAACATGACTGGTGACATGAACCGGGAAATCGCAGAGATGAGCCGTTACTACAAGAGTCAGTACAAAGACACTCTTGATGCATACAAACAGTATGTGGCAGCAACGGAGAATCTGCTTAGCGAAACTCAGTTCTACGACAACTTCGATCCGTACTATAACGGACCTGATGAGATGAAACGTAGAAAAGGTGTCGCATATAACAAGTATTGCGAAGCTTTCAACAAGATATCGAAATCTTGTGGAATAACCACAGTCACTTCATACTAACAAGTTTTAATCAATAAAACATGGAAATCGAAAGCAAAAAGAAGACGTATAACAAGCGTCGTAAGAGCAACAAGCGCAATCGTAAAGTTGCATGTCATCGTAACGGAAATCATGGCGTGATGAACAAACGTCAACTACGTGAGTTCTTTGGCCATAAGTTTGGTGCCATAGAAATTAGTGGTTTCATTGCACCTCTGTTACGTTACGAAACTCCATTTGGTGATGAGATAGATGTGTCATTCATCGCAGACAAGAATGACAACATCTGTGGTGTGAACGAAGGCTTCATCGTAGAAGCCGGTCTTGACAGAACTCCTTTTGACAAGGAGGATATCGTCATAGTGATGAACATCTACAGAGGACAGAATCTGTGCCTCGTAGCAGAATCAGGGAGGGTTGTGCGATGAATGAGACGCTTATCGATTTGAAGAAGATTGTCGATGTCACAAGAGACAAAGACATCAAAGATCCAGGTTTGCTGAGACCTGTGATCGGCGCAATCAACGATGTACTCGTAAAAAACACGAACATCGAGATTAAGAGTGCAGACAACAAGCAAATTGTCATTGAAGTAAGTTATCACACACGTCAGAAAATGCAGCATATAATCAATGACAAGGAGATGTGCACTGTGCTGGCTAAGTTATTGATCGATGTGTATGCGAAATTTAATCGCATAAGCAACATCATAAGTGATTACAATAAAACCAAGTGTCATGAGTGATGAAAAAGATCGAGAACTGTATGAGAGTTCTATAAACTACAATCCGGAAACCGTTATTCATCAGGATAAACTGTACTGTAAAATAAAACACAGTCTGGATCTGATTCACGAAGAATACAGAAAAGAAAACCTTTCCTACTTCATGAATCTGTTCATGAAACGTGAAGGTGCTCGTTTCTGGACAACAAGCACTGAATTTCATCTTGAGATTCCATTGCCTGATAAAGAACTTTCAGTTGAGGAGATTACTAACATATCGAGTGATATTGAACAGTTAATGTCATTATTACAAAGTATCATGTGTGATTGCGTAGAGGCAAACCAAGAACTAGACGCAATAATGAGTCAAATGCAATGAAAATAGCTAAGACGGACAGGCAGGGCAACCCAACATCAAAACTATTCTTACGAATAGGTGGTAGCTCTATCCTAATCGCAAGTAAACTAACAGTTGTACAAGCTGTGTTGTTGAAAAAGCAGATTGAGGAATATATGAAGAAAACAGGTTCAAAAATTAACGGACATTTATACACAATCCAATAATATGCGAGTACATTATTTAAGTGTAAGTCTGATCACATGTGCAGCAGCAAACAAAGCCATTGCTGAGCATATTGGATCTCAAGAGATTGAGATTCATGTAAATCCTGTGAAAAGTATGCGCGAGTGGTTACAAAAAGACTTTGTAGAAGATAAAACCATGTTGTTGAAACTAATAGTTCCATACAATCATGACAGGTCAGAACTTCTCGAAGTACATGCGTATAAAAAGGTCATTGTGGCTGGACAGCCCAAATACAGACTGTATGTACGTAAAGTAACAAAGAATAGACTTAGAGAACTAATAAATATGTTTGGAGATCTACGTCTTAAACCAACTCAGTTCCTAACTGATTAACATTATCCCTCATAGAGCTTTCCCACTCTATGAGGGATTTCGTTTAATGTAGCCATCGAAAGATGAGAGTCACAAGCCTCTATAAATACAGAGTGAACGAACATATATGTTTAATTTAATTCATTATCAAAATGAAACATTTCATCAAAACATCGCTCATTGTAGCGGTAGTGTGGGCTATGATCGTAAGTATGGCGTTGTCAACGTCATCATGCGAGCATAAGCCCGACGTAACACCGGTTGATACCACAACTGTGGTTTCAAAGCCGGCTGAACAGTGGTCCAGAGTAACGGACTTCTTGAGTTGGGTCAACGACGAGGACAACAACAATTACTGTGACAGTATCATCTTCAAGGTCATGTCGCCTGAAGACTTGTACAACGTTGCAACTGTTGTTTCGTCAAAGAACGAATCATTCACTAAAAAGGATATTGTACGAGAGTATCTCGATCGTGAGGATGTTTATTCAGCCTTGCGAGGGAAACACACGGCAGATTCTATAGTACGTGATACGAAAGACACTATCATTGATGGTGTCAAAGTCCAACTTATAAACACTTCTCGCTATGAGTAAAAGAGTAGAGTTCTTCCGCAAGCCGGCAAAGTATGTTGTCGTTGTGGAGTACAACGGCAAGATGCCGAGTATTGAAGATCAGAACAGGATTATCGAAGCATTCGTTAGTCTTTGTGCTGATGGGATCGTGAATTATCCGACTATAGCCGTTCTCAACAAGGACGACATCACGAAGATTATTGCTAAGCACGTTGCTAATGACAATGGCCAAGATGGTCAGCCCGCAATGGTGGTATCACCTGAAGAGGCGGCCGCAAAAGTTATTGGCAATGTCTTTGAGGACAAACTCAAGACTGGCAATGCTGCAGTAATCACACTTGCACTTAACGCAGCACTTGTGAGACACATGAATAGCGATGCAGATGCGTCAAAGGCGCTTCGCAACGCGTTCATAGTGCTTAGCAGAGACAACGTGTTTACCAAGATACCTCTTAATATTCGTGAAAGGTACAATATCACGAAAGAGGTTGTCAACATCATTCGTGACTTGGCATCTGTACACAAACTCCGTTAGTATGAGTAGATCGTACAAGGACTATCGTAAAGATAGTCAGCCTGTAAAGGTAAAGCGTCATAAACAAATGACGCCGTACAACAGATCCTTCAGACATAGCACAGTGTTTGATGAAGATTTAGACAAATATGTGTATTAATTAACTTTTAAACATTTATCAAAAATGGCAAACAAGAACAATGTAAAGCCTGCAAAGGTAACAACCCCGGTAGTAATGACCAGCGACAACGTGATGGACGTGATCAACGCCAAGAATCTCGGTAGCTCTGAGATGGCCACGAAGATCCAGGAAGAGCTCAAGAACGAGCAGGACGAGCGCATCAAGGAGATGAAGAAGACTCGCTTCTCGCGCGCCTCATTCAAGGAGGCAAAGACCCTCATCGATGTTCGTCGCCGCAAGCGCGAGATGGAGATCACCAAGGAGGAGTTGGTCCGTCGTTCAGACTTCGTGAAGTTCCTGATGGGCTTCGAGATCACACGTGAGTTCCTCGATCATCACAAGGTCAAGGGCGATGAGATGACTCTCAAGATGCCTGGCAAGGACAACAAGCTTGAGGACAAGAAGGTCAAGCTTGGTGACAAGTTCGAGCCGTGTATCGACATCACCGACTACGATGTCTGGGAGGGCAAGATCGACGACGAAATCTACGAGCTCCGTCGCAAGTGCGATGATCAGTTCGACAAGGAGATGAAGAAGGTGCGCCTCGCGTTTGGCGAGTACTACAAGTGGTAATCTATCATCAGATAGTATCTGTAAATAGAACTACAAAGTCCAACTCAAGAGCCTAAGAGCCATGAGCGTTTTTAAAATATTAATAACCCGATGTATCACTCAATATGACCGCAGATGGATCATGATTGTTTGGAGCCGTAGAAACGTATTTTAAAAGCATAAGAATTGACTTATCACACAGAGCCATGAGCCAATGTGGGACGAAAACACTCTAACAGGGGTGGATAAACTACTGTCGTATCAAATGATCGAACATGCAAGAACTATAAGTCTTTAAGGCCCCTACATATGCGTGTAGGTCCCGTCTTGAAGTGTGTTTTATCAAAGAGAATATAGTTAGCCCAAACAGAATCTTGAATCAGTTTCGGAATCTCTAACTATCGCAGTATTTCGTAGCGTGCTGCATCCATAGGGAGTTTGGCCATTCTCTATGGAACTATGTGTGGGGATGAGTTAATCATACAAGACGTGGGTTCGAATCCCACTAGGTCCACGAATTCCATAAGTTTTTAATGTTTTTTAATTGTTTATCATTGTAACTCACAGGGTAACGGTTCGTGAGAATAGTTACTCATTTTATGGGCCTAACTGGTTTTGATTGTATGAGGAAGTAAATCCGTTAACTGCGCATTAAACATCAACTGGCGATTATAATATCGTAGATTACACTCACGTAGCGTAAGTGCTAATCAGGTTCGACTACCAAAGTGTCATGGGCGAGTAATAGGACTGTATGGGGTTCGATCCCCCACGCCCAACTAAAACAGAATCAATATGAAACACTCATCAAAAGGTTTCCGAGGAATGATACGTGACAGGCTACCTGTACATGTTGATATTGCTTTACAAATTTGTAAGTGCAAAAATAATTATATTGAGCACATATATAACAAGTTTGTAAAACATGTGCCTGTAGAACAAAGAAGTCTTGCTGTAAAGCAAGCTCTTGGTTTAAAACAGGCTGTGACTGCTGAAGATGTGAGAGTATGGTCATGGAAACATGCAAACATACTTAAACAACACGGATACGGTATTCACAACATACCGAAAAGAATGTTTTTCCATACGTTTTGGACAAGTATTAATTTTCCAGATTTAGATAAAGATGTCTTTGAAAGATTCAAAATAGCTGATAAATGGGTACAATATCTACAAAGAATGTATCCTGTTTTTCAAAACATATATGATATAAATCATAATGTGTTATACAAATCAGAAAAAGACACTATCGAAGAGCTGGAATCGAAATACAAGTTAACTCAAGATGTAGTAAAAATAATTCTAAAGCACATAAAACATGGTACGTAATCAATTCCCATTGAGCGCAGGCACATATATGTGTCAACGCGACACGGACCTCATCATAATCGTGGTGAAAGGTCTGTTTCCTACGTTACAATTAGACGGAGGTTTTGACTTGGGGTATTTCCTCAAGAAGCGCAAACTAAGAGAAGCATCGAAAGAGATACTGGCTAATATCGAGCTATTCCCTGAGATGTGGACCTTTACACCTATGCGTGGCATGAACTATTCTGTTTTTGCAAAGAACGAATTCCATACAACAGGAAAACTCGAGCTCCCGATAGATAGGGAGACCGATATCAAGGAACAGTACTACTTGCTCACTCAGCAGGGAGTGTCTAGTACCAAGATTATTCGAGCTCTTGTACAAGAATTTAAGGTTTCGGTGGATACCATCTGTGATTTAATAAACGGATTTGATAGGCAAGCTCTATGTTACTAGATCATATCTTTACTATCAAGGATAAGAACAACTCATTACGAGATCGTTACACACTACTCTTGCCGTTGGTAAAGCAACATTCTCATTTAGTAACGATAAATCGAAATGAGACGTTCGGACCGTATCCACCAACCTTTATTACTAATCATATGTATGTAGAGATGTTTGACTTCAACCAATGGTTACTCAGGAATATCCTGTGTGAACTTGGGAGAGCCAGCTATCTCACAATAGGAGTGTTACTTCGTATAGCAACATCTAAGCTAAATAAGCTGGATTTAACTAAAGAAGAAAAGCTCTTAATTCATACGAATATGACTAGAAACATATGGAATGAATTCTACAGAATAGAGAATGAAGAACTTCCATTCTAACCCTGAAGACAGGAGGGAGTAGGCAGATTGAGGCCCTCCTGTTTACAATGCACACAAAAGTGCAGATTGTGTATGAACTTACCAGACATTACTCCAGAAGAAATAACTCTGGTTAAGAACGCGAAAGAAGGAAAACCGCATTCCTTCACTGCTCTATTCAAGAGATATAAACATTTTGTAGATCATGTGCTTTACGAATATGTAAAAGACATGGACGAGGCACGTGATTTAACAAATGTTGTATTTCTTAAGGTCTACCAGAAACTCCCAAGCTTCACTGAATATAAATCATTTGGTGGATGGTTGAGAGTTATCTCAAATCGAGTTGCTGTGGATTATTTACGATTACGTTCGAAACACCGATTTACAGAAGATGTTGAAAAGGACTGGGTTGTACCGAAACAGAAAGAAGTTAATGAGACCGATCTGATCAATCGGTTGATTTATCAGGAATCTGTGGACTACTTCAAAACCCTGCCACATCCTCAAGGTCGTATAAACGAACTATATTATTGTAATAGTTACACAGTTGATGAGATTTCAAAAGCCTTATTCGTGCCCCTAGGTACTGTAAAATCAGTCCTATTTAGGACACGTAAGGAATTACGTAAACTTTTTAAACATTAACAAAATGAGTCTACTTATTTATTGCATCGTAGCTGTGCTTCTCGCTTTCGCCATTGGTCGATCAAAGCGTTCAGCAAAGCTTTTTTGGCTGCTCATTACCTGTTTCGGTATTGGTGCCATTGGTGCAGCTATCTTCTCTTCGTGTGAGAAGGTTAAGGGGACTGATGATGTTGAGAAGAAAGCTTTCACGTCGATGAACGCTGGGGTGCAGAAGTCAGCCATTGTTGCAGACATTGCCCCAGTGTACATTGCTCTCTTTGAGCAGCCTTCGATGAGTCAGAAGCAATCTTATCACTATGACATCATTCCAGTATCTCATGCTGCAAGTAGCTCTGACATTACTGTCAGGGGAAATTTCGTCAATCTCTTAAACCCAGGATTAGTGTTTAAGTACTTTGACACATCATGAACCTAGAGTCTTCCATGCGGATAGATGATAAGTTCATTCATTAAATTAAGTTTAACAGTTTAAATCATTATCAAAATGAGCAAGAAGAACAAGAAGAACAACAAAGTTGTGACACCTCCCGTAGTTAACACCAAGCCGGAGGAGAATGAGGTTAAGACGAGCCCTGAGGCTCAAGTTGAGAACGACGAGCAGAAGGTTGAGCAAACGCCCACACCTGAGCCCGAAGTGAAGATTCCTATGGCCCCACCTCAGCTCGATTTGCCGCTCATGCCGAGTACCGATGTACAGGCAAACGGCCTCGATCCTAATCATCAGGTGGACCTGATCAGGATGACGCACGAGTACTTCAAGAACTCTCCTGATCTTATTCAGAAGTTCGACATTTCGCAGGGTGTTGTTGACAACATGAATCATGTCAACATGATTGCCATTGCCGCAGCATGGGCCAATGAGATGACATTCTCTAAGACCCCGTTCGCAGGAAAGCTGCGTACCGCAGTGCTGCCTGAGATGGCAAGTGCTCTTAAGGAGCTCGGTATCAAGGCAGATAAGATTCTCGCCTTGCCGTCTTCATCTGACGGTACTACGACCGTCACGTCTAAGGATGTTCAGATTCCTAAGACCGTAAAGGACCAGATGAAGGCCGAGAACAAGCTCCAGCAGGAAGAGATTGAGCTCGACCCCACGAAGATTCACAACAAGACTGAGGTCTTTAAGACCGTCCAGTATCTTCTTACGAACAAGGGTGCTGTCTACAGCAATATCAAGGCCGCTGTGAACTTCTATCGTTCATGGCTTCTCATCCAAGCTAAGGATGATCAGGCCGAGAAGGACCGCATCAATGCACGTACTGTCAAGGATATCATCCTCGACATTGCAGACTTCACTAACGCATGTCCTTTCGTTCTGAAGGGTGTTGGTGGTTATCTGCTGCGTCTTACAATGACTCACAATAGTATTGTTCCCGCATTCTGTATTATGCGTAATACGGTGCGTGACAAGGTGACCGGAAAGACGACATGTGACGAGCAGGAGATTGCCGACATCTGCTATGCAGTTGTCAATTGGGCAGCTAATGCTCGTATCTCTGAGAAGAAGAAGAACATCGAGGTCCTTAGCTCAGACAAGAAGCGCAACAAGGAGGCCATCGATAGTGTCAATGCTGACATCAAGGCCATTGAGAACGTTATCTCAATGCTCGGTAACCCGAACAGCGACTTTGCTGACAACGTTCTTGATAACCTCAAGAGCGATGATGCAATCGTTGTTAAGCACGCTCAAGAAGCGTTCGGAATCATCGCTAAGTGCTACTATCCAGGCACTGACCTCCGCAAGCGTTACACCAACCTTGCGGACAACGTAAAGCAACTTGCCGGAATCATCACGAATCTCTTCCGAGATCCGATGAGTCCGCTTAGCAACTTCAACATCGCAAACCTCGACCAGGAGCTCATTGAGGCTCCGAAGGACGAGGAGAAGCCTACTGAGACTACTGAGAAGACTGACGAGTCTTCTGAGGAGTCTAAGGAGGCACCTGCGGCAAACGATCCTGAGAAGGCTGACGAGTCTTCACAGGATTCCAAGGAGTCTGACGAGACTACTGAGGAGACGCCTGCAGAGGAGCCATCTAAGGAAGAAAAAAAAATGACTCCGAAGATGTCGCGCAAGATGAAGAAGGCTGCGAAGAAGCTCGGTCTTTCGCGCAAAAAATAAGTACATGCGCAACGAAGATGGCAGCCGCTTTCAAAGAGTTATTTTCGTAAAAAACAAAAAAGCTATCAAAGCTATGGGTAAGATATCAGTTTTGTCGTTCTGTGTAATATTCTTATTCTTAGGAATTAAGGGTATGCGTAGTAACTTGACGATCAGTGGCCCAACTCAGACAGTGTCTGCAAGTCAGCCACGTGCACCTGGTTTTGACATAAACCATTTGCGCACCAACGCATTGACTCAACAGCGAGATACTATACGCGATACAGTATACGTTAAGTCAAAGCAAAGTTCAACACCAATGAGCGTGACGGTTGTGGCACCCAAACGCAAACAGATTAAGTATCGTACTCGCAACAAGTCTTATCTGTTCATAGCAACACCACGGGATCGTGCAAAGCTCTCCCTCGATTCAGTACTGGCGGACAGTACTATGCGCATATCAGAACTGACATGTGTAGGGTCGAAAAACGTAAGAAGCTTAGCGAGGGATTGACGAGGTCTCCTTCGGTCAGTACATTTTAGTTATGTCTCATTAGCATAGGTACTATATCGGTAAGACCACAGCTTGTCACTGAATCCGATGAATTTAGACACGGTCGAGGATAATCAACCGTTAAACGACAACCAACGAACTTGATCCGAGAATATGTTAGCCCTCTCAAAGGGTGAGAAACTCAAAAGGTAGGATGAAATGCTATGAATGTGAAAAACTCATAGTAAGTAGGGTCAGCGTTGTATCAACCCTACTCTGTACATACATGAGAACCGTCTGGCGATGTATGTATATGAAAAGACGCATAAGTCTCAAGAAGAGCAAAACGAACCGTATCGATAAGTACAACAATGATACTAAGTTGTGCATTAACGTACACGAGTTGACATACATACAATTCCAACCTGTATGTAAGTATCAATAGCTTAGTTTAGTGTCACACGCCTCCAAAGCGTGCATTGAGGAACGAAGAATTTCACGAAGACTATGAGAATACTACTCATAGGGTGACCATTAGGATAGCCGTACGGAAGTCCCACTGGTTCGATTCCAGTGATCTCAGTTGAATGGGAGACCGGGGATGGGGTGCAATAGTACAGAGTGAGACCGCCAGGCTTTGGTCGTTTATGCGGTATATAAAAGTAAAATGACCAGACTATCGATGCAGGATAGTAGTAGGAGTGAAAGCCTTACCCGACACGAGACCGGGTTCATAAGTCTGATGTTGAGTTTACAACTAGCCCTTAGCAAGCAATGTTGTATTCAAGCGAAAGCGAGTAGGGTGACGCCGGATAGTCAGCCTGGGCTACAGGATACGTAGCAAACAAAAAACAGAAGAACTGATCGATTCGAAAACCAACATGCCAAGTTGGAAGGACCTCCGTCAGTTGTTAATACGAATAAGTTTTAGTAGTGTTAAGTATATATGGTACTTTTTAAGACTATGATACGAATGGTTTGGAGCCAGTAAAAATGTAGAATAAACGCCTACAAGTCGTAGCAGAATGCTTTTAACTTACTATATCAGTCTCCTTGACACGAAATCAACCGACAGTCGTAGACGCATTTATAGAGTTAATTAACATGTTTAACAGTATGTCCTCCGGATGGAAGTAACGCTCACTATATCATACGTTGTAAGTATGTGAACGAGAATGGATAAGCTATCGTTGTAAGATAGACACTGCCTGTACCTCCCGGAAAGTTACTAATGGAATACACTATGTCGAATAGATAGGTAAAGCGCATACAGCAAATATGCGTGTATCGAGTCTATAGAACATATATCGTGAACCTAGTAGGCAGCTTCGTAGCCCATGAGACGCAGTGCAAAAGCGTATGCAGGTTTGGTTCGGTAACGCGACCATAATCACACTCCCCTGTCTCGGGATGTTGTGATAAGCAAGAAGTGGGTGATAATTAGTAATAGCGATAGGGTTGAAGTCCCAAGTAATATTTCATGAAAAAGAAGAACTGACAGCAAAGTCAGGGCAAAAAAGCCGTAGATACGCTTAGTATGTTCGATAATGAAACGCACTCCTCGCGTACTCTCTACTGGAAGAGAGCAGGGTAGGTTTTCGAGTAAGACGGATGATTTATGTCTCTACTATAATCATCTTGAGGAAACATAGGCTTTTGTTGTTTTTAGCCTTTTATGCAAGCAACTCGGATGGAAACACAAAATATATCCGATCTTTCAATTTTCGTTGGTTAAGCCAGATTGAATCGAAATTTTGTCAACGTATTTATACTATGAGCATTAGTCGAGACGATTTGGTTGTTAGTAAAAATCATAAATACAAAAACTATTGGAGGTCTAGAAGAGTCCCTGAACCAGACCTTCAAGAGTTATACGTATACACAGAAGTGTCAAGGATCATTCAAAGCTTTCCTGACGGTGACTATAGAGTAAGGGCTTAGCTAATCCTACCGTTGGATTCCCAAATACACTGATTGAGCTTCTTAAAGGAATATAAAGGTGTAGGCTATAGAAAATAAAAGCGGCACACCATGTGTGCATCCTTTGAACGTATGACTTAAAACAAATAAACCATTTCAGAGATAAATAACATTGTATAATTCGTATCGTTGGTCAATCACTGACGATCTCAAAGAGGATACGAACATGGAGAATAAAGTAAAAATTGACGCAGCAGTTCTGCGGGGTAATCGTATGGAGTTGAGTAACATTGGTGGAACGCTTGGTGGACGGTTCTTCCGCCTTAACAAGCACCCAATTGACGATGAGTATGGTAATCTCATCGCACAGATTCGTAACACAGGTAACAAGGAGTTGTGCCTCAACCGAGGCATCAGCCGGTACGCAATTCAGGGCTTCGATATTCATCGTATCGAGTTCAAGAATGCGGGTGACGGTACGCCGTGCGTCTTTATCAACGAGGGTGACAAGAACTCTCGTGGTGAGGACATGAGTGCAGTATGCCCCGTGGGCAATCGTAACCGACCGTTCACGGAGGCTTCCGAGGAGAGTATTGGCGAGGCTATCGAGTCTCAGCGACGGGACCTTATCTTTGCCGATCCCGATGGTGTGGTGGATATCGTAAACCGCTACAACCAGAATGAGATGGCACGAATCGACAGTCTCATTCAGCAGCTCACCAAGGCTAAGAACAACATTGTTCAGACGATCGAGAACAACAACAAGCGTGCCATGGAGTACAAGAAGGAGTTACGGGACAGCAGTAAGACCGTGACATCCGCATCGATCGTTGGATCCATTAGCGTCGAGTAACTATGAGTGTGACATCCAATTGTATAACCGAAAACAGTAAGCTCCACATTCAGGAGATGCTTCTCACTCCTCAGATCAGTGAGACTATGTATTCTGATGTAAAGAAGGGTAAGACCTATAAGCTTACACGGATCCGAAACGACGGATCAATTTATCTCGGTGAGACTTCTTATGAGTGGTGGAACAATTTGTTCAACCTTAGCAAGGAGATCTCATTTGAGACGTTCTGTATGCGAGTATACGAGGCTATTGCCCAGATGGCTGGTGCAGAGGGCTCCGATACCCAAAAGACAATCATGCGTGGTTTGAATAAAGACATTCTCACTGCGCTGATAGCTACGAAAGATGTGAATATCGTAGTGGATCGTTTGTTCGATACGCTGCGCTTCGCAATCGAATCTAGCCCCATGGCGTCTAAGGGAACACCCTTACGGCATGAGTCTGCTGAGGACATCCTTAGCAAACTAAAATTCACTGGAGGAGCCGATCTACCTGTATACGACTCCCGAGGCGACATTCTCGTGACACTTTACATGGAACCTACTGGATATAAGGTACGGCATGTGGACGATTAACTTGGGCTAACCAGATGCTACAGTCATCTGTAGTTGCAGATCAATGCGTATCTGTAACATACCTTTATGTGAGCTCGTAACATATCGTATCATTAAACCAATAGACTTCCTACATTATAAGCCAAGATGTTCTATGAACAACTTATGTTCCATATGCTGTAGTCATATGCCGTCTTAAGATCAATGCGTATCTTAAGAGCAAAGTTTGTATGTTCAATGAACTAAGAGCTAACTCCAAACAACAACAATCACCCCTAAAGAACTGCGTTTGCGCTCCGTATGCTGTAGTCATACGCCTTTGTAAGATCAATGCGTATCTTACAAGTCAAGCTTACGCAGTTCACATTGTCCCGTGGTGTAAATGGAAACACAACAGATTTTGGTTCTGTCATTCATGGTTCGAACCCATGCGGGATAACAAGGTAACTTACGAGGCACTCGAATTCAACTATGTTTTACTTTAAAGATATCAAATATGAAGAAGAATAAGAAGTTGAATGCCAATGATATTATCAGCACTCGTAAGCGTCTCGACAGTGAGATTGCTACCTATTGGTCTTTTATCAAGGCCGAGAACACATTGCGTAATAATGCTCTGAAGTTTCGTACACACAATCTTCTGGAGCTATATAACCAGATTACGCAGAAGATTGAGCACCGAATCCTAATTAAGGGTTTGCTCAATAATCTTAACAACGACAAGCTTAGTTTTAGTAGTTCTGAGTTTATGAAGACTCATTACTATAACATTTTCCGTCTTCAGGAGTGCCAGGAGCAGATTACGAAGCTTAATGAGATTCGTAAACGCTGTCTTGCACCTCAGTTGAAGGCTCAGAAGGGTAAGAAGGCACTCGGTTATAACGAGGTGTTTACCCATGAGAAGATTTCATCTATCATCAACAAGCTTGAGTTGATGGTGGCATCTTGCAAGAGTGCAATTGCCAAGTATAACGACGAGACGCAGATTGAGATAATTGACAACAGTCTCGATGCCGTTCTTGCGGCATAAAACAAGATAGAGCTTAGTGTTTTGGACTGCCCAAAGGGGATTCTGATCGATGCAGAAAAAGCTCACAGAGAGCGTTTAATCAGCACGGCTTAACAACTAATCATGAGACGTGTTAGATGCGCTTAGAAGGCCTGTATGAGGCCTTAAATCGAATGTATCACACACTAAAGACATTATCAAAATGAACACATATAATATCGACAAGCAGTTTAAGAAGTTTTGGAAGATTAGTCATGCAAAGAGCGCATTGTTGTGGAAAATAATGTGTTTTTTGGAAACCAAAAGAGGTCAATCGTTCGTTAACAACTTGCACAAATTCTCTTTGAAAGAGTTGGGCATGATGTACGGCATGAACCTTATGACTATCAACAATAGTAGGGACGTATATACAATCATCGATAAGGCGATGAATCTGTGTAACATGAAACCTACTCCAGGAGCCCCGTATAAGCCCTGGAAGGTACCTGAGAAGCCAGATTATCCCATGTACCTTACAAGTGGACGTCAGCCCATTAAAACGATCCATACGGCCGTTTATAGGCGTTTTCCGCACACTAAGAAGGTTGAGGACTATGGCTGGGACATCAAGTATCGTGATATCTCTGACGTAGGATTGTTGGATAACAAGCGTATTTATTGGCGATATGAATATTATCGTGATTATACGAAACTTCTTGAGAAACATAAGATGGAGCGTTGGGAGCGTAAGCACCCACGTCCTACGGATACGATGCTGAAACAAGACCTCTTCCCTGAGATGCTAACAGCAGCATGGAAGAATCGAGAGAGTGACGCACGTAACTACATACGTAATCTTGTGAAAGAAAAGTATGACAAATCATCTGTACCGTGTATTGCACGAGTCAAGAACTATGATGGCACGTACAAGAATGAGATTGTGAGTTGGATTAGTGATCCGCATAACAATATCGGTCGTATAAACAATGACGACTATGCAAACAACTCGTTAGTTCGTACAGGAGCAAAAGATCTCCTGACATATTCCATGAACAAAAACGTTGTATGCGGGTACATACAGAATCGAACTCAGACGTTAGGTCGTACATTGACGATGGACATGATTCATCAGATTGCTGCCTAACGTGAGACCTATTTGGCACTATAACAGTGTTGAATAGGTCTTTTTGCGAATGTGGTGGAACGGTAGACACGTAACACTTAGGATGTTATGCTAAATAGCGTGCAGGTTCGAGTCCTGTCATTCGCACAATGCAGATTGATCGATTTTAAGTTTTTAGTTATTGGAATTCTTCATAAACAAGTCTGTGTCACAAGCGTGTGACGAAAATACTCAGGTGTGTGAACATATGAGTATCTTGACTCCGTAGCTCAGAGGTTAGAGCATGGCATAGTTAATGTCAAGATCACAGGTTCGAGTCCTGTAGGAGTCGCTTTGGTTAATTGTCTTTTTATTAGCATTTTTACTTTAAATTAAGGTTCTGCAATGATTTGATAATACCATAAAAACGATGATACCACAAAAACATAGTTGCTGTGAAACAGCTATGTTTTAGCACCAACAGCGGTTGGTGTATTTGCCTCTTTAGCTCAGTTGGTAGAGCACGGGCTTTGTACTCCCGGGGTCGTTGGTTCGAATCCGACAAGAGGCTCCATATGGCGTGATGGTGAAAATGGTAGACACGATGGATTTAAGATCCATTGGCCAGTAATGGTCGTGTGGGTTCGAACCCCACTCGCGCTACGTGTTATTTTGTTTTTCCATTAGTTACAACATGTGGTTTTTTTCCATTTATTTCTCATACGGTCTGTGAAGATAGTATGAGACCCGGGCCTTTAGCTTAGTGGTTAAAGCAGCTGACTCATAATCAGAAGATCACAGGTTCAAGCCCTGTATGGCCCACACAACACGAACAGCTGAAATATGTGCTTTGAATATAAGCAGTAAGTCGTGGCAAGCTTACTTTAAAGTATTTAGCCTTCATGAACTGATAAATATGATTGTTCGTGCCCCATAACGGCTATAGACGTATAGATCGTAAAGCCAGAGCCCCTGATGATTCAAGCAATGGTGCAGAACGTAGGCTGCAGTTGGCAACTCACTATAGTTTAAGTTGCAGGGCAGAGTGGTCTCGGAGATTCGAGAAAGGGTTCGACTCCCAACTGCCCTCTATAACCAAACGAGTCTTAGAACCATGGTAATACATAACAAACCAGTTATCGTCTACGATATTGAAGTGTTTCCGAATGTGTTTCATTGCACTTGCAAAAACACTGAAACTGGAGAGTATAACAAGTTCGAGATTTCGCAACGTAGAATTGATATTGATAGTTTGGTTGAGTTCTTCAATAGAGATTATCTCTTTTGTGGATACAACAATAAACGCTACGATGATGTTGTAATCAACTATATTATCATGTATCGAGAAGCATTATCCAAATCCCCTATATGGAGATGTACGGATAGTATCTACAAGCTGTCTCAAACAGTCGTATTGTCCAAAGACGGAGATACTAAAGCATTTAGACGATGGATGTTCGCAAATTATTTCGAATCTATGGATTTACTAACTATGCTATTTAGTAGTAAGTTACGTGTAGGTTTGAAAGAAATGCAAATAACGATGTTCTATCATAATGTCCAAGAGTACGATGGAGATTTCAATGAATTTCTTCCACTTAACCAGATTGACAAAATGATAGAGTATAACATCAACGACGTAGATTCAACTGAACAGTTGCTGAATACGTTACAAAAGAAAGGAGAGATCGATGTACGGTTATTCATGGAAGATGAGTATAATATCAACGCATTATCCATGGATAGCGTCAAATTCGGAGAAACGATGCTTCTTAAGGAGTATTGTAAACGTACACACCAAAGGGAGAGTATAGTCAGTGAACAAAGATCTCCAATGGATTACGTACCTCTGAAGGACGTTATCTTACCGTTCATTACATATAAAAATCCGATATTACAAGGTGTTTTGGAAGATATGAAACGACAAGTCGTTCCTACCAGAAAAGAGCTTATTCCAAAAGGCCAAAAAGCATACGAGAAGTGTTTTGTTATCTCGAAAACGCGCTACTCTGTTGGAGTTGGAGGAATTCATTCCTTAAACAAACCAGAGATCTTCGTTCCAAGTGAAGGTGAGTACATAGGGCATGCAGATGTCACCTCAATGTACCCATCTTTTATTGTACAATACGAGTGGGTACCCCGTCACTTAGGAAAAGAATTTTGGGAGCTGTATAAGCATGTATATCATGAACGTATAGCTGCCAAACGTAGTGGAGAATCAGTCAAGTCTACAGCTCTAAAGCTTGTACTGAACTCAGTAACAGGGAAAATGCAGCAAGAAACCTCATGGATGTATGATCCATTTTCAGTGTTTAAGATTCGTATCAACGGACAGTTGGTACTTCTTATGCTTGTAGATAGATTACTCCAGTTGGGCTGTAGGATTGTGCAGGTCAATACAGATGGTGTCATGTATGTTGCTAAGGAAGCAGATAGGAGTGGTGTCCAATCAGCAATCCATGAAGTAGAGCAACTTACACGTTTAGGTTTCGAAACTGATGACTACGAAGCGTTTTATCAGTACGCTGTTAACGATTATTTCGGTGTCGTTAAAGGGTATTCTCAATCCAAGAATCCAAAATTGATAGAGAAAAAAGGAATGTTTATCACAGATGCCAAACTAGGTAAAGGTCTCGCACCATTGATCATACCTAAAGCTGTGATTAACTATTTCCTTACAAAACAAGATGTGTCAGAGTTTATCAAAAATGCTAATAACATTGATGATTTTTTAATGACACAACGCGTTGATAAGAAGTTCAAGGTTGAATACGCAGATAAGTATATTCAGCGAATCAACCGCTTCTATGCATCAACAAATGGACATTACTTGTTTAAGGTCAAATATGAGGATGATGGTCCTCATTATTCGAACATGCTGACAAAATCCGGCATAACGATCTTGAATAAGTTAGATTCCAAACCAATTGAAGACAGAAAGATCAACTACAGCTATTATATATCAGAAGCTCGTAAAATTATAAATGATCTAAAATGTCGACAGTTAGAACTCTTTTAGTAACCAACTTGTTAACCTTTGAGTATAAGAGATGATTATTGAATTAGATACAAAACTTGCGGATTTACCGCAACAACTCAATATGAACCAGTTGGTGTTCCTAAGTATGGTATTAGACGACAATCACAAAAATAATCAAGACGTCCAAAAAATTGTCAGCCTAATTACGGACGATGAAATATCATACTTAGTTTCTCAGGGACTTATAACCTCGATAGAGAGAGGCAATTCAATTACGTATCAAGCAACTGATCAGCTTAAAAACCATTTAAAACCTGAAAAGGATTGGTTTGATCAGTTTTACGATATGTACCCCGTCTATATTATGCGACCAGATGGTGTAAAAACCTATCTTAGAGCAAACGTGAACAAATGTAGACGCATGTTTAATTCAAATGTTGGAAAAAGCTCAGCAATGGCCCAACATCTCATTGACTGTCTTAAGTTCGAACTCGATAAAAAGAGTAGAACAGGAAAGTTGATGTATATGAAGACAATGTGGCGATGGTTAGTTGACCATCAGTGGGAAGAATCTGAGGAAGAAATGCAAGACCAAGTGAACGAAACAAAACAACAAAGTTATGGAACAGAACTCATCTAATCTTAAGATACGACCAATGTCTATAGTAGCTCAAGAAGCTATTGACTATATACGTGGTAGGAAGGAACACAGTGTTGTGTCTTTAAGAACAAGATGGAATAAGCTCAACTCTCAGTGCATGGGAGGTATAGAGCCAAACACTGTTTATACGTTTACTGGAATTTCAGGAACAGGTAAGAGCTCTCTTGCAAATCTTATCGCAACGGACATTATTGATCTTAATCCGAGTGAAGACATTGTGATTCTTAATTTTTCGTTAGAAATGGTTGGCTTTAGGCAGGTCGGAAGGACGCTCTCAAATAAGCTTAAGAGAACGACTTCTGACCTATATAGTTCTGAAAAGGACCTGGACGACAAAACCTTCGCTAGTGTCGTATCAGTAGCCTCTAAGCTAAAGAAGTATCCAATCTACTTTGTAGACAATCCTGGTACTTCTACGCAAGTTAAGAATACAATTATGGCATTCTATGAAAAGTACGTAAAAGATACTGGAAAACATTTCATTATAATGTACGATCACGCACTTCTAACAACACGTGATGGTTCAGTATTGGAGACAATAAGCAACCTACTTCAAGTCTTCATACAAGCTAAGAAGTTACCTCTTACGAGTGTTATACTTCTTACGCAAATGAATAGAAACATAGAACAGCCAGAAAGGATTAACAACCCATCGGGACACTTCCCGATGAGAAGTGATTTATCATCATCAGATGCTGTATTCCAAGGCAGTGATTATGTCTTGGCAATGCATCGACCAGAATTGTTGGGAATAAGGGAGTACGGACCCATGAAGTTACCAACAGAGAATAAGGTTTACATGCATATCTTAAAAAACAGAGATGCAGGTAAGCCGTGCATCATCGAATTCGAGAACGATCTTAAGTTCAACAATCTGATTGAGTGCTAAGCATCTGAGAAGACGTTTAACACATTTTATAGGCTGAATATTATGATTAAGAATACTTTTATCGTTGACAAGACTAACACCAATAACAATTACAATACGTATGACAACTATTCTGAGGATCTCACTTCTCTTATTTTGTCTTCTGTGATTGCAAAGAACTCTTCTATGCAGCAGCAGAAGCCCAAGAAGAAGAGTTTGTTTAGTTTTGTGTTCAACAATAAGCCTGCGAAGACAACGAAGCCGACCAAGGAGATTGGCTTGTTGGAGGCAATCAACTATCTTGCAAACGACTATCATCCCAACAACTATTGCGGTGATTATACGAAGATTAAGCTTTCTGACGGTACGATTATTCGTATCTTCGGCGACGATGAGGTTCAGATCAACGATACTCTTTTGAGTCTTGATGATTCTGCAGCCATTCTCAAGTTGCTGAAGCCGTCAACACAGAAGTTGATAATTGATTTCGTGATCAATTTCAAGTTCTAATATATAAAAATAGACTCAAGAAGCATGATAACACTACCTACAAGTAAGGTTCCAGCAACATCCACGAATCCCAAATTTTTGATTCTCTATGGGCGCCCCAAATGCGGAAAAACGTCCGCTCTTGCCCAATTAGATGACAATCTAATAATCGATCTGGAGGGAGGAAGTACGTTCATTGATGCTATGGCTGTACAGGCCAGAAGTGTTAGTGATCTTGGAGAGATTGCTCAAGCCATTAGAGCTAAGAACACTGAAGTGGGGCATAATTTCTACAGGCATATCACTATTGATAATGCCACTCGTTTAGAAGAAATCTGCCTAGGTTACGCCGCTACGTTATACAAGAAAACTCCACTTGGTAAGAAGTGGGAGGGAACAGACGTCAAAACTCTTCCGAACGGATCCGGGTATTTATATATTCGCCAAGCCGTCCGCAAAGTTATTGATATGTTCCGTGAATTGTGTGATGAGTTCATTCTAGTAGGTCATGTAAAAGACATACAGATTGAACAGAACGGTGAAGAACTTAGCCAGATGGCCCTCGATTTAGTGGGAAAACTTGGAACTATCATCTGTGGTGAATCTGATGCTGTTGGACTCGTATATCGTAAAGGTAACGAAACACATGTCAGTTTTGTTGGAGGTGATGGTACAACAAAGGAAGCACGAGCTCCCCATTTGCGTGGAAAAGACATTATTATTGCAACAGGTAATGATGATGGTACGATAACCACGTATTGGGATAAAGTGTACAAGAACGATTAAGAACTATAAAGTCAAGAAATTATGTTTAATACGAAGAGCGCAGTTATTACGAATACAGAGAGTAATGGTAACTATATGCCTGCTGGCATCAATGAGAATGTGCATTTGAAGGAGGTTAATGTAAATGTATCTCCTACAGGTCTAGACTTCCTGGAGATTGTCTTTGAGAACAAAGATGGTCAAACAGTTAGTATGAGTGAGTGGCAGAACAAGAAGGGTTTGTATACAAAGACCGATGAGGATCTTCAGCGTGCTGATGATCGCCAGTTTGGTCGTTTGATTCAGATCATCAATTGTTTCTATCCGACAATCGAGGATGTTGAACTTAACTCATTCAAAGAGATGATAACTTGGGTTAAGAATAAACTTGATCCCATGATCGCTACGCAAAAGGAGCTTCGTCTCAAGGCCGTGTTCGATAAGAACAACTATGTAACAGTCTCAAAGAACGGTATCTTTGTAGAGCCGATGACTGTGGACAAGAAAGATTCCCAGATAAAGAAGTTTAGTCGTGACAATTTTGAACGTACGATTGTTGCCGACAAGGAGACTTCTAACGACCCGCTTACTGGTAAGAGTACTCCGGATACTGGGAAAGGTGCTGACGACCTTCCATTCTAAAATGGTCAGTGGTGGAATGAATCCTAAACCCTAAGCTTACCGGATTGTGCTTTAAACAATCCGACAACTCGTGAACGGTTTTCCTTAGTTTGTGTGTTTAATAGGGAAGAGAGGTTCGATTCCTCTCCACGAGACTAACATAGAACTTATAAGTCAAATGTATAGCACAAGAACAGCTAAAACAATGAGTTTAAAAGACTTGTTGGATAAGTTGGATGATTATGCTATTTTCTCGTATTATCTTGGTGATTTTAAGATCAACAAGCTAATGAATAGTCCACTTCGATCTGATGACAAGAACCCATCGTTTGCTGTATTTAGAAGCAGAACAGGTGGGTTGTTGTATAAAGATCACGGCACTGGTGATGGAGGTAACGCTATTGATTTTATCAAGCGATATCGAAACATCAACACAAGACCAGAGCTTGAAAAAGAACTACTTCGTATAATAAGAAGGGTAAATCCTTCTCAATCCTATCATATCTCCACATACGATTACTCTACGTACCATGATATGGATTTCGGAATAGTTCGACAACCGTTTACTAGCGTAGATAGAGATTACTGGAAACAGTTTTCGATATCTATGTCTACGTTAAACTTGTATCAAGTGTTTAGCATTAAATATTTTCTTTGTAATAGAATCGTCCGTGGAATCTACAAAGAATGTAATCCTATGTATGCGTATAAGGTTGGTAATAAATTTAAAATATATCGACCTTTAGCCTCTAAGTATACTAAATGGCGTTCTAATCTGACAAATGAGGACGTACAGGGATTATCTGAATTACCCAAGGAGGGTGGGAGTATTCTCATTATCACAAAGTCTCTTAAAGATGTGATGGTACTACATGAGATGGGATTTGATGCTATTGCTGCAGCAAGTGAGACAACATTCATACCTGAAGATATACTGGCTACTTTGAGTACCAAGTGGTCTAAAATACTGATACTGTACGATCGAGATGCGACAGGAATGTTAAATGCTCGTAAGTTAAGTAAGAAGTATGGATATGATGCATTTTTCATCCATAAGAGCTTTAAAGCCAAAGATATATCAGATGCCGTTAGAGACAATGGCTTTGATAAAGTAAAACAATGGTTGACCAAAACGTTAAGTAGATATGAAGATACTATGATACAAAATGTCGAAAGTTAAGGCTAACAAAGCGGTTCCTAAAGGAACTAGGTTAAAACATGTGATTCAAGATGGCTATGAATTTAAAAGTCCATTAGAGGCTTATACTTGGAACGAATTCAAAAAACATAATATTCCAGTACAGTATGAGCCTCAACATTTTGAACTACAACCAAAGTTCGAATACCTCGGGAAACGCTATCGCAATATAAAGTATACTCCAGACTTTATTGGAGATGGGTTTGTGTGCGAATGTAAAGGGAGGGTGCAACGAGACTTCCCCCTTCGTTGGAAGATGTTTTTATACAACTTTAAGCTGAAAGGCTTAGAACGAAAGGCGTACATCGTACATAATCACAAAGAGGTAGATTCAATGATTCAAGAGATTAAATCCAGAAACAATGAAAGAATTTGCTAAAATGGGTGACCGAATTATTCCGTCACCTCAGGGTATTGATTATGAGCTTAATTGTGATCATGTGTATGAGATGCAATATGATCCATATAGTGGTGAAATATATCTTGTAGAACGAGATCCTATTAAGGATCAAGTGCTATATTTTACACAAGATGACAAGAAGTTTATTAATTGTGTCCTAAACCATGCATCTCGAAGTGAGAAGACTACTGGTGTACTACTGTGTGGTCTAAAGGGCTCAGGCAAGACTGCTATGGCTAAACATATAGCTAAGAAGTCAGGAATGCCTGTGCTGATTGGAAATCCCTGTATCAGGATAAATCGTCTGAAGGAGTTTTGTGCAAAGATTCATCAAGCTGTTTGTATAATATTTGATGAATTTGAGAAGGAGTGGGATTCTTCTGAGGTACTAACTCTTTTGGATGGAGTTCAGGATGGTTGTAAGCGATTAGTGCTTATGACTTGTAATGACAAGAAAGGTTTGTCTGATTATTTGTTTGATCGTTGTTCTCGTATACGTTATCAACGAGAATTCTATGGTGTTGGCGAAGACATAGTCAACAAACTGGTCACTAGTGTTTGTGGAAAAGAGGATAAAGAATTAGCTAATTTTATATTCAGCAAGTTCAAAGTGTTGTCTTACGACAATATAATGTCTTTCTTGGATGAGTTAAATCATTCCAATGATTCGAAAGAGGATATTCTCAAATTCATGAACATAGCACTCAAAAATGAGTAATAAAGAGTCAGACAAACTGAAAAAGCAATTCGAGATTGCATTTAAAAACCATGATCCTAAACTTGCGTTAGAAATTATACGTAGGCATAAGGGTTTGAGACATCGATCCAATGGAAAAAACTAAGATCCCGTATTATGAGGATATGACTCGAATAAGCAATAGCAACATAGGCTGGTTCCTAAAGAAGGGGCCAGCCTATTTGCGTAATATGCTTGATGGGAAAGAAGAAGGTTTGAGCTTACCACAATTAGCTAAGGGTACAATGATACACGAATACCTTCTTCAACCTGAAGAGTTCCAAAAAGACTACGTTGTATGGGATGCTCCACAACCGAAATCCTCACAAGAAACAAAGTTCTGTGAAGAGCTGGCTACAACCACTGAAATAGAGCCTGATAAAGCCGTTCTAAGCGCATATAAAGCCGCATATAGGACAACTGGCCAGAGTGAAAGTAAAATGCTCTCAGAAGGCCTAAAAAAGGCCTCTACACTTAATTTGTATATCCAAAGCATCAAGGAGAACGATAAGCGTATTAAGATAAGCCCATATACGATGAATAAGCTTATGGAACTGTCTGAAGTATGTAACAAACACAAGAAAGCAAAAGAGCTTCTTGAGAATGTAACTAATTCGGATGTAAAAACATATCATGAGTTTCATATCAACTGGTGTGCATATGGTGTTGCGTGTAAATCACTGTTAGATTGTGTCAAATTTGACATCGATCATAAAACAATAACATTGATGGACATTAAAACAACATCACATCTATACTCATTTGAAGATAGCATGAAAGAGTTTGACTATTTGAGACAATTATGTTTCTATACGATGGCTCTTAACTGGTATATTGAGAATGAATTAGATGACGACCCTTGTAACTGGGCTTTCAAGTGGTATATTGTAGGAATTTCCAACGATTGGTCTAATCAGGTGAGAGTGTTTGAATTCACATCTGATCAGGTCTGTAGTAGGGAAAATACTATAATTAATGCTCTTCAAGAAATCAAATGGCATCAAGAGACGAATCAGTGGGATTATTATAGATCTTACTATGAGTCTGATGGTGCTGAAAAACTGAACCTATGAGTCAATTAACGAAAGCTTGTATTGCTCTCACAGATGGATTACTTTACGAAGATATAAGTGATGAATCTGGATTTAAGGATGCAGCGTTGAATGACGCGGACCGTCCTTATCTAGATAATCATTTATTCTTGATGTACGATGCAACATCTATTTCAGATACGCTTCGTAAGAAGCTTGACAATCTTAAATGGGTGTTTGATCAAACATTAAGAAACAATGATGGTAATACGTATATCGTATATACAATATCGTTGAACACGAACCAAAAGAACTTATTGCGTATGCCATATGCTGATGGTTCTAACGGTGCAAAAATCGTAAGTTTCTATTATGGTCGTGATACAAAACTTGTGAATCATGTAATGAATCATGAGTATTTGAACGATAATGGCGAATCAATTCCGTTAGAAACAAATGTTTCTGATGGAAATGATTTCGCAAGAGAGATACAGGAAAAATAAAAGAGGCGTATGCTACTTGGATAACACCAGGTAACATGCGCCTCTTGCGTTTTGGGGTGTTAATATAATAACACGGAAGATAGGTTCGTCGAGTTATTATATTTATGTATGTATATTATTCGTAATATTCATCAGAAGGACCGTACAAATCATCTTGCAGTTGATCTTCATAATCACTTTGGCTTTGTACAAAGAATCTATTAAGACCTTGCTGAGAATAGAAGTTGAATGATGATTTACGTCCTGCAACGTGCCACGCTTTTACAATATTATTAAGACCTGTTGCAGATAGTACATTACAAATGTCCTTAGTACCACGAGTCATGTCTCTATATCCACCAGTGGTTATAGGATCACGAAGCTTACCGTTGAACGAGTCTGGTATAATATTATATAATCCCTCAAGCTGATCTATATACGAAGTTACAGGAGTAGGAGATTTGATAATATCTATAATAGTTCCATACCAGTACGGTGTAGTACGCTCAAATGTCAACTTTGTTAACAATGCCGCAGTATCCCATAAAACCAATTTCAAAAAATCTTTACTGTAACTTTCAACATCGTCACGGAAATCGATTAAATTCCTGTCTTCATCTTCTGGATCAAATACGTTGATTGTCCAGTTAGGATCTTTGTCATCGTCATCCCAACTTGGGAACAATGAGTATAATAACTTGGTAAATAGGTTTGTACCAATAGCTAATCCTAGAATTATAGCAATTTCAGCAACCTGTTTACGTACAGCATATCGTTGGTTGTCAGTAAGATCTGTATGAAAGCCCTTACCTTTTATGAGATTTTTTAAAGATGATATATATTTACCAACAGCACGTATTCCATCTTGATACAAAGATCCTTCAAGAACGCCTGTAGCTAAATTTTCAAAACCACCATCGTCATGTTTTATAGCATATCCGTAATTAGTACCACCTTCTTCATTCTATGCAGCATAATCATTGATTTTATTAAAACGAGCCCAATACGTATCCATCAAGAAGCCACGCATCATTGTGAAATATGAACCCCATATATTCTAAGCCATCTTAGCCTTTTCTATATCTGGTAGCATACCATTATATGATGCAGTTCTTGTTTTAAGCTTCTTCATTACAGTATTCTATAAATCTTCTGTAACATATTGTTTATACTTTTCTTTGACTACGGCAATACCATCTTTCTACGTATATGCGTTGAACAAATTATCTTTAGATGCATTTTTCCAAACTTTAAGAGCTTCTTCTCTTGAATAACCATGTCTTTCGTATATACGTATAGCATCATCGCTATTCATAAATCTCTTACGTCCGTTTAAATCATCCATAAGATGATAGTTTTTGTAAAAAGCTTCTAATATAACACTGTTTACCATATAATCAGTTATAGAATAACCAGCCATTATACCCAGACCTTTACGCATACGTGTAAGTCTGCTCTTATGAGTATCTGAGAATATTTCAGAATTCTTACGGGATAATTGATTTAGTTGCATCAACGCACCAAGCTTATTGTTAGTATTTGGATTACCAAAATGACGAACATTATTTATCATGTCTTTATTAGCATTAAATATAGCCCAGAATAAATCACGTTTTGTCATATATCTACCTCCAATAGCATCAGTCATTGCTGACAGCATTGCGTCAACATAACCAACATTCTGAACTAGAAAGTTTGCACCAAGCATTGCTTTCTATGCCATCTTTCTAACAAGCTTAGCATTCTATATAATAGTAGCCTGTGTATCAGATCTTTTTGTTATATGGTTAGTTGTTGATGTCTCATGACCATACATATGTATATCGTACAACGATTGGAGCTTTTTAGCTTGGTTTCCATTATCCGTACGAGCTAATGGGTTTTCACCAGTAGGTGCTTGCAATAATGCATTTCTAACAAGTTCTAATGGAGCTATAACATCACTCTTAAGAGCATAGTTTTCAGCCATATTATAGAACGCTATAGTTGATCCTATAAGATCTGTTGTTAACAATCTCTAGTCTTTTAAACGTTGAACCCATCGTATTGGAATATTTTGAACAACCTCTCCGTTAGGACGTCTTGGAAGATCAAAGTTTGTTTCAACATCATCTGTTTGTTCACCATACTTGCCAGTAAATGTTTTCTGTATATGATACTTAAGCATTGTACCAATCTCACTCTTAGCATTACGCATAATAAGATCGTGTGTTGATCCAGTCATCTAACAAACTTCATATTCCTTGGATATAGATGTATTTGGAATCATAGATCGTGCTTCAGTCATCATATCCTTCATAGCTTTTAAGAGTTGAAGTTTATTCGGATCAGCTATTAGATCAAAGTACTTCTAATTACGATATAAAGATTCTTTAGGTTGTGTTGAATACTTATTTTTAACATCATAATGTATGTTTACGAAGTCGGATGTCATATCTAATTCTGAAAAGTTTTGACTAGGTAGGTCATCTTTTAAAATAAGAGGTTCCCCGTGAAAATATAAAGGTTCACCAGTTTTAGGATCATGTAGCTATCCAGAAGGAGCATCTAATATAGTAAACAAACTAAGCTTACTTCTAGATAATGCACCGGGTAGCTTTATCGTAAACAAGTCTTCGAACTACTTACGTATAGCAGATGAATTGGCCTTATTTGCCTTTAACACAATATCCCATTCACCTATGAGATAATTCCAGAACGTACTATTAGTATTGTTATTACGTACATTCTTATTCATCAAGAACGTAGCCATTATCTTTGATGCAAGCTGTGCATCAGGACCTTTTTGCGCAGTACCTTTAAGATTAGCTTTTTCCTAAGCTATTTGAGTTTCAATACGATTTAACTCTTTATATATACTACGTGTAGTCTAATCAATACCTGTTCCAAGTTGTACAAGATCTGGTTGTATAATACCTTCTTGATAATTCTTAAGCTTACTAATAATCTCACGTTGACGTTTTTGTAACCTTGTTAATTCAGGACTTTGTAAGTGTCCAAGTTCATCCAGTAACTCATAGAATTGAGGGGTAAATGAAGTAACAGTGTTTTCTTTATCAAACTCAAGTAATTTATTGGCAGGTACTTCAGAACGCTTCTTGTTATATAACTCCTTATTCTTAGAATATCTAACGTGTTTAGTAAGAAAGTTATTCCAAGCAGATATCTCATCAGCCATGCGTAATGCATTACCAGTCTTTTCTTTCAATGAAAGTATACCGTTGTCTGTTGAGAAATAGTAATGACTACCAAGTTCTCGTTTCTAAGTCATAAGAGATTCATACAAACGCTTATCTTGAGAACTTAATTTTGACTTATCAAACCATCCGTCTTCATCTATAGCATCTGGCATACTTCTAAGAAGTTGAATCTAACGCTGGATACGATTCATAGCACGTTGAGTATCTTGACTTAAGTATCTACGTCTATTCTTATAATAGTCAAGTGTATATCTGCGCTCTGCATGCTGAGATAGCCATTCATCGAGTTCGTCGTAATATTGATTATACACAGAATCGTTTGCAGTAGTATCGTCATCATGAAATACTGGTTTACCATCATCAAACGTAATAGCTGCACTACCGTATTTTTCAGTATTACTATACTTATCATTGAGTCCCTATATGACCTAGTCACGTTCTTTAAAGAATAAACCTGAATTTATTTCTCTTATGAAGTAACCAGTAGGAATTCCCTCTTTATCAGTCTCTAAGAATTGTTTCTGCCAGTTTATAGGACTTATTTGAGAGTCTTTTGGTCTAAGCTTGTTATACAAATTTATCAAAGCCATTCCTTTCGACAATGTCTTACGATCACGAACACCTTCTATATTTTGTATAATATCAGTTATAACTCGTACAATATTACTATTAGATTTTGTAGCAAAACCGACCATTATTTCACCAGCAGAAAGACCACCGTTTTCAAAACCTCCATCTAAGAACTGATCAGCTCTACGTTTAAACGCATCAACATCTTGAATCTTACCTTGTCTATCAAGATCATCAATAGCACGATGTAAGAACCAACGAGCATATGGAATACTAATTTCTTTATTATACTTACGTTGAATAGCTGTTATGCTCTGCATTGTTTGCTTAAGATGGTTCTTTATGTTGATAGCTGAGTCATCATAGTGTTGACTATCTGGATCTGTTATAATATCATTATAAGCGCCAATAGCAGAATGTTTATCGAACACGGAATCATAAAGCATTGTCAACAAAGAGACATAGTGACCAATAAGATCTCTACCAATAGCTAGAATCTATTCAGGATCCCAAGAACTAATATCTCTAGATGTCAACTAATCCATATAATTTAACGTTTGTCTGAAGTCATTTTCAGCATCAACTAAACATTCTATAACAGTATTGTACGTATCTACAATACTCTCACCATTCAACTCTTCAAACTACTCTATTTGGTTACGTATCTCAACCATCTTACGTTCATTACGAACACGTTTTGCTCGTAAAGCAGATAATCTAGTCTTACCATGTTTTATAACCTCTGGGATAATCTTCTTATCTTGTTCAGATAACAATAGAGATGATGTAAAATCACCATTAGCTCTATCATATATTGGAGTTATAGAAGAATCCTCCTTCAACTCTTGATCGTATAATTGAGCAGCTTTAATGGTTTTAAATATTTCATCACGCTGTTGTTGACTAACGTTTTTAGGATCAAATACTTTAGATACGATCTTCTTAAGATTATTCCAAAAGTCTTTGATATAATCACGTAAGCTTTTATTCTAGATACGATCTTTAAGAGACTCTTCTGTTATCAGATTAACAAGTTCTGTTTCAAGTTGATTGGGGTTCTTACTTCCATCATCGAGTAGTTGTAAACCCTATTGTATCAATGGAGTTTGCCAGAACATTCTAACATATGTCAACGCTAATTGTTTGTCAAGAGTTTGTATATCACCATCGACAAATGCGTTTCTTATAATCTCAGTAACATTAGACATATGTTCCGGTGTTAAATCAGAGTATTTATCAATATTCTAATTACGATATGCTGAGAACGTTGATTGATCTAATGCATTGACAACATACTCTACAACACCATTCATTAAAGAGTGCCCTGTTGATTCATAGTACGTACCGTTAAAGATTAAACCGTGTAGCTGAGCTAATGTTTTTTGATACGTAGATATCTGTTTAGATAGCTGGTTTTGATCATATTGTACGGTTATACGATTAATCTAATTCGGAGTATAAGCAACACCTGTATTGTTTTTATGTTGAGCTTTAACATTATCTAAATATTCACGTTTCTTTGACTAGATATCGTCATACATCTCTTGAACTTGTTCTGATATAGACTGTACTGATTTTAGATAACTAGATTTGGTAGATTGAGACGTATCAGTAAGTTCGCTAACAGTGGTGCTACTCAATGCTTCATCAAGAACATATTCAAATGCAGGTTTTAATTGCTCATAAAGATTTTTAGATTCACCTGTGAAAATATGTACAATGAAATCTACGATTTTTTCAAACATAGACATGTTTTTAACCTTTGGTGCAGGCACAGTCTTTAACCACTCTCTATATTCGGCATTTGAGAAAAACTCTGCAATCATTTCTTTTGCATCAGAATTGCCGTACCAATTATAATCTATGCTCGACAAATAACTAGCATATTTATTAAATAGCACTTCGAGATGTGGATTTTCCTATAAATAACGCAACGTTACTACATGAACAGCCTCGTGTACAATCGTATGCATGAACTCAAACTCGTCTGTATTCAGATCATATGTTATAGATACCCTAGATACGGAATGATCTGTATGTGAAGTTTCTGTGACACCAAGAAGACCACGACCAAGTTGCGATGTCAACTCTATAGTAGTATCACCATGCATCTTATTTAGAATCAGATCGATAACGTCGTTATAAATATCAGTACGTTGTTTTATATCAGCAAGAGTGTCTTTAAGAGATCTTTTTCTCTTATTTCCAAAATTAAGAAGAGATGTTTTTAACTAAGGAACTTTGAATTCGGCAGTTCTAAAATCCAATATCGTGCCGGAAACACTTTGTTTATTGTTGCCATAACCAGTACGTTGAGTTGTACGGTCAACAGCTGTTATATATTTAATAAGATCTTGTTTGAACTTAGCATTTTTCAATCCTGCAACAACGGCTTCAAGCTTGTATATATGATTAAGATTGCCCATACGAGCGTTGTTATGCTATGTAACAATAGCCTATATCATTTTAGATATCTGGGAAAACTACTTTGCATAATAACCATATCTCTGTTTAGACCAACCTTTTTTGTAAATAGCTGGAAATAATCGTTGGGCTAGCTATGCTTGATAATAACCAATGAATGCAGCATCTGCCTCAAAATCTCCTGTTATTCTACCACTTTTGAGTGCTCCAAATAACTATGCAGTTATGTCACGAGCATCATAGTGTGTTGATAGTTCATGTTGTTTTTCTTTAGCAGCAGCTATAACTTTTGGCATAACAGACTATTTGAGCTCGTTGTTGATATAGAATTCTACTCTATCTAAGAACGAATCACGATCTTTTTCTTCATAATAGAACTTAACTATATCTTCAACAATCTCCTTGGGTAAAGCTTTACGTAGTTGATAGTATATATTATCTCCACCGTAACGTGTTGTGTTTACTTTCTTAGGTATCTGTTTCAGTTGTCTGTGTGTACTAGCAATAGCGTTTATCAACTTAGAGTTTGTATCTCTACGATATGCGACGTCGACGTCTGATGATCCATTCAAGTCAACTACAGGGTCTTGCTTACCAACAAGAATATCGTAAATAGAACTAAAATTCTCATCTAACAGTTCTGTCAATGGTTCTCCATTAGCATCGGTAAATAATTCTTTAGCTTCATCACCTAGCTTTGTAAACCAAGAATTGAACGATTTCTTGTATATTTCAGCCTTTTCACGTATGGCTGCTGTACGATCATTTTTATTTTTAGATAGCAATGATTGAAACAAGATAGAAGGAGCTCCGTTAGGAGCTCGATCTATCATGTTCCCATCATTCAGAGCCCATGCTGCATAAGCAGCTTTCTCTCCTAATACGGATATGAGCTCATTAAATTCCTGTTTTACTTCAGGATCTGCTAAATTGGGACATGCAATTATCATAATTATTTACCTTTACAATGATATATGAATTTACTATCAATATCTGTATCATCAAATTTCTCAGTATCTTTACGAGTAGTTGTGAGAAGAATATTTCTCAGAGATCCGTCTTTATTATATAAGAGCGCTGAAGCATTGCTATTATGATGTGCATAACAGAATGTGCAACTTGTAGCACAACGTCTATTGTACGCAAGAATGTCAGTTTTACCACCATAACATGCACAAAAAGGTCTTGATTTAATATTGTTATTAGCTGTACCTTTATCTTCAACATGTGTACCAAGCATATCATTTACAGCACGAACGCTAAGACAACCTTCAAGAGAAATACCTGGAAGAACGGCTGGTTCAGCACAAGTACCCAAACGCACACCATACTTATCTGCAATCTTTTTAACTTTTTCTGCGATTGTAGTTATCACCTCTTTTCTAGCATGCCTTTCATACATTGGTTGTAAGAATACACCAGCAGCTACTCTGTTTGCTACTTCATCGTGTATAACCTCATTGGCGGATAAAGCATGCCACCCGGTGTTACTTTTAATAGCATCATCTGTCATTTCAGCCGTGGTCATCGTTTTCATTAAAACTTTACCGCTCTTACCACGAACATATGCCTTCGTCTCAGCTCCATAACTCACAGTGACAACAAGAGCGTTTCCGACTTGCCTCCATCTAGCACTATTGAGTGGGGATTGTGTATTATAAGGATCATAAAACGATCTTCCGTCTCTAGATATTAATGTCATAAGCTATTTACCATCATAACCCTTCATCGGTATGTAATATTTAGAATAATCAAAACCAGCAGCTTCTGTAAACTAGGCGGTTGTCGAGTAAAAGTCCATAACACTAAATCTTATGTTCTTAATACCCATAGAAGATGCTCGTTTTATAATATCTTCAACAACATTCTCAGATGTTATGCCAGCAGTGTTGAACGTTACGTCAGGTATAATAGGATCAATACGAACGGTTACCATAGATGGATCAAGACCTTGTTTTATATAATCACCAATACGATCAAGCAGATCATTATAACGCATAGCACCAGGTTCATACTTAGTACCACCCATACCTGTTATACTGAAATGTATTATCTTAGGTATTTTTATAGAAAGAATGGTTCTCAAAGGAATACCATCATGCTTTGTTATAATATATAAAGCATCGATGTCTTTGGCCGTGATTGGATCACCGAACCTTCGTTTCACAGATGTTTTACCATCGAAGAAGTCTTTTATATCCTTAGCAAAAAATGCAGGATCAGTATGTTCAGATGCAACAGCTATACGAGGAGCTTTATCATTACCAGTAAATGGTCTAAGCTTCAATATCTCTTCATTAGATAATATTGTCTTATCAGACTCCAATGTTGCAACATTCTCTTTGTACGTATTACCTACATTATCTACAGTATCAGGTGTGATCTGAGCAGGAGGTGTTACAGAACCATCTTTATAACCATTTATACGATCATTAAGCTGTTTCAGATCAACATCGAGAGTACCAAGCTTATCACGTAAGATAACAGCTGAGTTACGAGCTCTTGTTATAGCTGTATAGATACTACGAGCTTTACTGATGTCTGACATAAATCCATTACTGTTGATGTCTGCAGAATCTACAATAGATACGTCGTATGTAGAACCTTGTGATTTATGGCTTGTTATAGCATAGCCATATTCAACATGAGCCCATTTTGTTCCATAACTCCAATACATATCTAACGCCCTCTTATATTTACCACGGTCTGTATTTTTATATTTCTGAGCTTCGTTCCACAATAGACGTTTATTATTATTAAACTCAGCCATATTCTCCTCAGTAGGTATTATTAAAGGCACTGTGATTATTTTACCACGAGAGTCTTTTATAGTAGCGTCCATGAGTTGAACACGGTATACAGTGCGAATAGGGCCAGTACTAATAACAGATATGTCTTCACTGTTAAACAATAATGGTTTTGCATCATCAGAAGCTGGATCATTATATGTATCAGTCATCATTAAGATATCTCCTGGTAATGGATTAGGACTATATTCATCACCATACACTTTACGACGAATAATTTGATTCCATTGTTTAACAGTATTGTTATGATATGCTACAACCTTGATCAATGATGGGTTGTTTGTCTCAACAGCTTGTTTAAATAACGGCACTATCTTATCAGCCTATTGTTCGTTTATAAACTCAATAGATCCTTGAGCGTTTTCAACACGAGACATATTCTCGTCATTAACACGTTGATCAGCCTAGCCTTCTGTTGTACTATAATTCCAGAACGTATCTGCATAATCCAAGATCGGGCTACCTTCTCCTTGTCGTACTCTTTCTGTAAGACCTGCCGAGTATTCATCTTTCTGAGTCTTAAATACTGGAGATAACGAATCAGTTCCGTACTTAACAAGCTTTCCTGTTCGTATTGGAGGAAGTTGCCCAGGATCGCCTAAGAATATAACTTTAGATTCAGTACGTATTGCAGCGTCCATCAAACATTCTATATTCTGTTCATTCAACATAGATGCTTCATCTACAAACAATATGCTACCAGGTTTAATCTTGACTTTACCACCTTTAACTTGCTTGAACTTTCCAGTCTCTTGATCTAATTTCATACCAAGCAACGACGCTACTGTTGAAGCAGAAACAAACTTTGAAGACTTTTTAGTCTTACCGTATATAACTTGTACTGCTTTATGAGCTAATGCAGATACAACAAATCTCTGATAAGGATTGTCTTTAGCAATCTCTCTAATAACCTCTTGTATTAACGTAGTCTTACCTGTACCAGCTTTACCTGTTAGAGTGAAATACTCTCCTTTCGAAGCATCTGCTGTCTTTATAAAGTTCAATATGGCTTTCTTAGCAGTTTCTTGGCCAGCTGTTAACTTAATCTGTTGTACAGGCTTACTATCTTCATCAGTCTTTGTTTCATTAATCTTTGGTTTAGAATCTTCAACAGTTTGTTGTGGTCTAGCATTCAATGCTGTTTCTGGAGTAACTGTTGTTTTATAAGTACTAGATTGCTTATGAGATTGTGCATTAGTGTCATTAAATTGAACAGCTTGAGTTTGTGCAATGTCCATATTAGCACTATATGATCTACGGCTAATAACATGCTTCTCAGCCATATCTAGTTCAGCAAATCGTCTTAGATCCTATAATATATTAGAATCTCTAAATTTACTATCGGGAATACCTCTTAATTGGTCTTGGAAGTTTTGAGCTGTGTATAACAACTCAAACAGTTCAGGTATAGTGCTACCTTCAGCTTTGTCTCGTCTATCTGAACGACCATATTCTGTAACCATATACGTACCACCAGAAGACTTTATAGTAATACCCTTCGGCTCAACTTTAACGTATATAGGATACCTTATTCCATCAGCAGTTTGAGCAATAGAGTGGAACTTGTATATAGAATATTGTCTCTGTGAGTTACGATGTTTATAATCACGTGCTATCTTAATATATTGAGGAGCTTTTTCAGGATCTATTACAACATTAATCTTAGCTCTATGATTTTTATCCGTAGGTTTCTCCAAGTTCATACCTTGAATCACAACAGGATAGCCATATGTATAACGTCCGTTTGTGTATATGGGTGTTAATTTTTGAGCTTCAGCCTTATCATCTATACGATATCTCGGTACAAACTGATCATTTTGCCAGTTATTCAATATAACATCATCAAGATCAATCTTAGTTTCACCATAACCATTTAACTCGTCAAGTTTATTACGAATAAATTCAGCATATGATGTCACACCTTCAGGATTAAACTCACCATTTCTCCAGGAATCAGGTACGTACTGGAATAATTTAGTGGTTCCTTTAGTGTCGCCAGATGTTATAAATGCGTATATAACAAGATCGGTGGCTAACTTACGAATAGAATTCTATAGATTCTCGTTATCGTTAGTATATCTTAACAACGAATCCCATGCTCTAATATACTGATCAGTCTTATCTCCACTATCCTCAAAGAATGTTTCAAGTTTGATAAACTTAAGATCATCATACGTATCAGATGCTTCACCGACAATACGTTTATGAGAAGGTGTATACTTCTATGTAGCAGCTAATATTATGTCACGTAACAATATATTACCCTTGAGATCTGCAAGAGCACTGTTGTTCTCAATAAGAGTCTTAAGAGCTCCTATGCGGTCATATATTGTATTATTACCTTGAGTAAATTGTACATCTATATCAGCATCAACAGTGAGCTATGATATTCTACCTTTACTATCAAACTTTATCTCATTCTAAAGATATGCCTTATTACCACTTATGGCGACAATTACATTTGAGCGTGCTTTCATTCTAGAACCACTCTTGGTCTTCCATGAGATGTTTATCGGCTTACCAATATATGTTCTCAACGGATGAGTCATATCTTCATCAATTTCGATATAAGGTCGCTGTTTATCATAGTGATATCTTACACCATGTTGCTCTGAACTACCGTTGACAAGGTCTCTTACATAGTTAGGATTATCAGACAGCTTGCTTACATATTCGTTAAAGTATTCTGATTTGATAGAAGCACTAATGGCTTTTGTAGCTGCTTCGACAAAATTAACAGTTTCGTAACGATGTTCATTACCAACAAGCTTACTTAAATTTTCAATAGCTTTAATAAACTAATGTGATCCACTGAAGAACTGACCTCCAATAATATGTTTTGTAGCATTGATAGCATTTTCAGTCTTAACACCTACATAGCTTTCATCTCTAAGCTTTAAAAGAGACGCTCTGTTAAACAACGCACCAGTTTCACCATTATTAAACAAATCGTCGTATCCTTCGTACCAAACAAGTTGTTCTGCTATACTCTTACCCTGTTTCTTAGTATCAATCTTACAATACTTTACTAGATTTGACAATGCATTTGCGTATTTATCAAACTGTTTGTATGCAAGATAGACAGCTGCTTGGAACTATATATCGCCCATTTTGCCAAGAGGTGTTTTAGCCTAAGCTAGCATATTTTCACGAGTCAGTATCTTTTTCAAGTCTTCATTAAGACCATTTTTAAGCTAAGCTATTTCAGGATCGTTGCTTTCAAAAACTTCTAACCATTGTGATACAGTACTACCACTAACCACAATATTTTCAAGATGATATTTACTATCTTCTCCAAACACAACATCGTCTATAGCTTGTTGTTGACGTCTAAACTTCGATGTTCCGTCTGACATATATTCAGAACTAGCGTTCATATACGCATCAGCCATTGCCATCATAACAGGTTGTCGTAAAAAGAATATTGTATTCTTACCCCAACCAGTACGTAGTAACAAGTTTGTTAAATTGTATGTGAACGGGTTTACATTACAACGAGAAACCCACGCATCTTTAGCAATATCTACGTGACCGTTAATAAATGCAGACAACCAACCCATTATTGAATTACCATCTATATCTGTCATATTATCAAGATTATTCAAGCCAAACTATGTCATTATTGAATTCTTAGTTGGCTTAAAGCTAACATGATATAGCCATGTTAAGATGTGATTATTGTTGTTCAATGCAAACGGACCAATACCAATTTTACCAGTTATATAACTATTCTTAACACTAGTCTGTGTAGTAATATCATAGAATTGATATGGTTGTTCGGTCTATGCAGTATCTATTGTATCAATCTCATCTAATGCATCAAGCGCTAACTATGTATCATTGTCAATAGAACGGTGTAATGATATAAATGATCTTGGTTTTGAGTTCTTATCTGCTCTATCTGTCAATAGTGCTAAATATGCATCTACAATCTTATTCTGATAATATTTCTCAGCTCCTTCATCATATACATCAGAGATATCACCATTTTTTGTATTATAGTAATTGAGAGTTGTTAGATATAGCTTATCAATATCGAAGTCGGATCCTGTAATTCTAGTAAACTCTGCAGGTAATATTACAGTATCGTTTGTGACAAATGTGACATCAACACATCTAAGTGCATGAATTGATGACTGCGCCTGTGTTGGAATACGATAAGCTAAGATGTTAGCTTTAGCTTTAGGACCGATCAAACCCTGGTCTATTAAGTATTGACGAACTTCTTCAGCACTACGTGTATGACGTTCTATTTTATTTTTCTTGTAAATAATCTCAGTACCATCCGGAAGGTCATTGATATCATCAACCCATGTTTCTACAAACTTACCTTCGTTAAACATGTCTGCTGATTTAACTTTATATAAAGTCTTACCATTATATACCCTGGTTACCGGTATACGATCTCCAGACGCATCAAGTATGTAATCACCACCTGTTGTATAATGGAATAAATCACCAAGAATCTTTGTAAAGAAGTCTATAGACAACACACAATCCATAGATCCTTCTTCATTAACCATCTAAAGACGTTTACCACCGTTTATAGATGGTGCGATATCATCATCACCTACAATATTACCTTTACGACTATCATATAGCGTAGAACCTTCCATACCCCACACAGAGCGTTGTATGAATGCAGCACCGGGTGTTTTAGTATCAATAATAGACTTGTTTATACTAGAAATAATCTTAGATTCTAAGAAGTTAGATGATTGTACAGCATCTAAAGGCATGTTAAACCTATAACGTATTTTACCCTCACCGTCTTTATACGGAACAAGTTGTAGTGCCTAAGCTAAATTCAAACTTATTTTATCAGAGCCAACGATCTGTTTTAATGCTTTCGAATACTTAACTGGATCTACAACAGGCTTATCTACAACATTTCCGTTCTCATCAACAAACTATCCTTTATCATTTGTTAAGAAATATTGGCTTCGTAACTAATCTCTTCCGATATTACTAAGAGCAATCATAGATTGCATAATATCATCATGTATCTCCTAGCCAGATCTAACCTCACCGCTTCTTGTTAAATATTGTGCATGGAGATTCAAGTTTGTCAATGCAATCTTAGTAGTCTGAACACCGATATTCATATACTTTTTCTCATTCGGATCAGTATTTAACTGTTTACGAAGATATTCGAATGATACAGAATACGGATTAACTTTAAATGATTCTGAAAATATAGGTTTCAATGAACCATCTTCTTTGTAATTAGCTTTGTTGTTTTCATCGCTATCTTGACGATAATCATCCCATTTAGGATTAGATACAGCACCTTGACTTCCAACCTTGACAGCAGAACTAATTAATACCATGTCGACATTGTTAGTCTTCATCATATTATAAATGTTTGCTGATTTGCCAGTAGCATTCATTGGAAATATTGGGAACAATGCATATTTATGATAGTAGTCGGTAATGTTGCCGATAGCGTCAACTCTACGACCCTTTGCTGTATATTTCTATGTGCCAATAACTGTTGTTATCACCTTGGTATACGCATCTGCAAGTTTATACATATCCTTAACAGATTTAGATCGTAATATGTTAAATGCTTCTGCTACCTCTGAAGAATACGAACCTACCATTCTAAGAAGCATCTCACACATATCGTCAGTAATATATGCAGCACCATCGTTTACATCAATACCGCCTGCATAACTATCATATGCAGCTTTCGATCTCTTTTCTACAATATCCAACATGCCTAACGACTTAAGCTCTCGCTTAACGTCGTCATCACTCATCGTAGCGAGTTTATTTTCAACATCCTGTGCAATACGCTCACGCTCATATAACTGCTCATCTTCGTCAGGACGTTCGTCACGTTTCATCTTAAGTATACGTTCTTCATACTCAGACTTCTGCTATTTTAGATAATGTTCACGTAACGCTTGTACACGAGCAGACGTGGTCATTAGTGTTTTAATTTCCTCTATCTGAGGAGATGCTATCTCTTCGTCTTTGATCTCACAACAACGATATTCACCTGTAAACTAACCATCTTTATCAAGCCAATGTTCTGGTATGTTTGTAAGTTCTGTGAAGTTATTTATACCAGTAGATCCATCACCACCATTACGTTTAATCTGGTCAACAAGACGGTCTGTCAGATCACCTGTTTTCTCATCATACTTCCATTTGAAATAACCTGGGTTAGACGCATAAAGACGCTCATGCTCTTCTACAGACATTATGTGCTTAACAACCATGTCGTTTGCAAACAACACTATTGCACTACTTATTGCTTCACGCATACTATTCTGATCTATTGCATTTCCAGCAGCATCGAGTCTGTTTTGACTTCTGAGTAGAGATTTTGCTATAAATTCTATAGCATCTGCAGGCAAGCCTTTATTGACCCAATACTTACGTCCACCATCTACAACTAAGTCAACAAGTCCTTTTTTCCTTAGATTCATCATCATGGTAGTCAAACGCTTCTACAAAACCATCTCAAGTACCGTTCTACGATAATCGTTAGCTTCACGTTCTGTCATAGGTCTGCCACCAATCATTGGTGCAAAGAAGTTTTTATCAGCTATTTCAAGAGCTTGTTTAGGTGTCAATTTTGCATTATTAAACGATAGATATGATCCAGCACCACTTTCTGTTACAGGCCATATTCCAAGTAACGACGAAAATCTAGCACCGTTCTGAGAAGTATAGAAGTTTTTAACAGCTTTCTTCTTCTCTTCTTCAGTCATCTCAGACATAGCGTTTATCGTTTTGATAATACTTTCACGTTCAGCGTATGCATATGATAAGAATTGATCTATAACATCCTGTCTTTGCATTACAACAGGTGTATCGAAACCAGCAATATCGTATGAATAACTACCGTCTATTACCTGATCACCTAACGCATTACCATCTACAACAACCTTTCCAGAATTATCGTACATGTGAGAATAATCAATACCAGGTATACGAATTCCTTTTAGATGAATACCATAATATGATTTTTTATCAGACATTGTAGGCCCTGTAAGCGTGTTATCCATCAAGAATCTTATCTTACATAACACGTCCTCATCGTTGGTTATCTGGAAATAATCAGCACCGTAATCGCCCTTATTATCTGTACGGAATCCATCAAATAACTGGAGCTCAACTTGTGCCTGATCGTTATTTAACAAACCGTTTAATACAAAAGATCCTGCCCAAATAGACTGGCCTGTATTCGGATCTACACGTGTTGAATAAATATATGGATCTGTACCAGACGATATGAGTTGGAATTGAGGACCTCTCTTATTGAAGTCACGAGTACTATCTGTTAAGAAGTTGTTTTGAGATATTAAGTATTTAAGATTGTCTCCAGAGCCCTTTACAGATAATTGAGTTGTTGCTTGTTTGTATCTATACTACCAATTAGCCAAATTACTTGTAAATGCAAATTTTGTATAGATTAAATCTAGTGCAACAGGCTGATATCCAACATAGAATTTGTTATCATTCGTAACATTCAACTCATTGTTTTTAACAATGTTGTCTAAGAATTGTATAAACGTTGTCATAGAATCCTCAACATTTGTTGATGTTAACATGCTCAACAATGCTTCAGCACCAGCAGAACCGTATTTCTCAACAAGCATATAGTTAAACGCATTGAGTTCTATGTTGATGCCCATAGAATTCAATTGTTGTACGATGTATTCTTTACATAACTGCATCGAAGCATCGTCTATATCTTGTATCTTAAATATCCTGTTTCCAACCGGTAATCCTAAATATTGTTTCAGTCCAAGCTTTCCGAGTATAGCGTTTTGTATAAAATCCTTTAAGGACAAACGCTTATTGTCATACGTACCTGTTAAGAACTTAGAGAAGTTTGAGAATACACTAGCTGCATCAGCATCCTTATCGTTTATAGCACGCTTTCCAACTTTAGTTATCTTGACAAGATTTGTACCACCATTAGCAAAATTAGATGACCAAGAAATAGCTGTATTTCTAGCTTGATACTCTACACCAGTAGGCATGACTCTAGTCTTATACTCTCCGAATGTTGTATCAACACCTTCTCCAGCACTAGAGCTCATCATAGTAACCATGTTGTACTTATTAGAACGAGCTTGTGCCATTATCTGAACTAATAGGTTTTCAGCATCAATGTCATATTTAACAGAATCTCCATCGTATGACATACGCTTATCCATAACAGCCTTTATGTTCTCAGCAATTGTCTCATAGAATGGTTCTATCTGAGCTTTCTTGTTAAGAGTATCGATTAATTCATCAAGAGTATCTACGTTATGTACGGTGTTTATAAACTTGTTATAAGCATCTCGTACTGGTATAAATTCAGGTAAACCATACTCATTGAAAACCTGTTCTTTGGTACGAGTAAGTTTAATCTTGCCATCCTGCATACTAGGTGTATACGACCATTTCTGATTCGGTATTGTTGCAAAGAAGAACCTAACTTGTTGAGATGTTTTCTCAAACGGATCGAACTCAACAGCATCTTTTATATGACCTTCTATAGATTGACTTATAGAATACGTATCACCAGCATCAGCATCATTATCAGCTTTTTCAGATTCAACTTGTTCGAAGTTAGTACTAATAGCTTTTATAGAATTAGCAAGATCTAATTTAAACTGTATATTATCAAGATTGTCTATAAGCTCAAACAATGCTTTTTGACCCTCACTTCTTTGGTCTTCAGATAAGTTGATTCCGAGTATATCATTGCCTGCATCAGCAAGACGTTGCGCACCTTTCAGAATAGTTTCTTTATTCAAAGCATTGTTCAAATCAGATATGTTTGAACCGTTAACAGCTATATCAGATCCAGTAAATACGAAGAACTTTGCACTTTCAACAATATGATAATACATTTCATCACCAACGATGTGTTTGAAATCCTTACCATGTTGCTTGTACATCAAGTTGTTTTTAAAGTTTGTAACAAATCGTTTTATAGCACTACTATTGGCTTTACGAGATGCATACTTACCTCTACGTATATCAGAGAATAACTTTAAAATAGCACGATCATTACGATATCTATTGGTGAAACGTAATGCAAAATCACGCATTCTATTCCAAGCTTTTGCGAATATGTTGTAAGAATCAACATGGAATCGTCCAACTTGATAATCCCAATACCAATCAGCCATTAACTCTGCAACCTTACGGTGATTCGTATAATCAGGATCGTTTTGTAAATCTATGTCGTTATCGGCAGCAACCTTTTCGTATATAGAATCACGTAAATGTTCAGGTATGATAAGCTCGAATATTCTATGGAACGCCTCATGATATTCGACACCATTCTCAGCAAGTGACGATAATCTTATCGAATCTTTTCTACATACACCTAATACAGCAGATCCGTTATCAAATTGTTTAATAACGCCATCAACAAATCCAAACGTTCTATCATCAGAAACAAACTCTTTTCCAAGAATATGCTCAGCGTGTCTACGAGCCTTCTTCTTATTGATAGTTCTACCTCTGACAACTCGTCCAATATGAAAGAGCTCCCAGTCTTCTATCTGTTCATTATCCAGAGCTTGTTGATCAGCAGATTGGTTGTCTATATTAGCGGGCGCGACTTGATTGTCATCTTGCGTGTCAAGAAGCGATGATAAAGCATCTAATGCAGAATCAGATTTCTAACCACCACTTGTTGGACTAGGTTTTGGTGGCTTTTTCTTCGAATCGGGATTTGTTTTCGATTCAGGCTTAGTTTCAGTCTTGGGCTCTTGTTTTGACTCTGTAGCGTCATCAATAATAGCTCCGTTACTAAACAATTTTTTCGGATATCCTTCAGTGTCCATAGTAACAGCATTGATATGAACGTGAGGTGCACCAATACCAACAGCATTTGTTTGTAATATACCACTACGTAAATACCAACCAGCACCACTTAATCCGTTATACACATCGCCGTTATCGGCCTTATGATCTTGGAAATCACTCCTATCAAATGATATTGACGTATTACCAAGACTACCTCTAACCGTAAATGTTTTTTCTGAAGGATTATCGTTAAACCATTCTCGAATAGCTTTCAACGGTAAGTTTGAATCAGTGTCATTACCAAATCTAGATTGCATCACATCAGAGTTAACTTCTATAGACAATCCTTTTATCTCCTGCTTTAACTCTTCAACATGACTTTCATTAGACATGTTGTAACCATTCAGTGTTCCAACACCGTCTTTGGCATCTTTCCATTCTTTAACAGTTATATAATAAACTGTATTACTAGCACGATCTACAAACAGTTTCTTTTGAGGTGATAGGTACTTAGCATCTGTTATGATGGGTAAGATAAGATTACTTATAGAACCTATTGTTGCTCCATGTAATCCATTATAAGGTTGGCCAAGCAATGATGGATCCTTAAGAACATCCATTATGAAATTAACATCTCCGTCAGAAAGGGCTCTTTTCCTTAGTACAATGGGTAGACGTCTAAATCCACCAGGTGCTTCAGCTCTTGGTATGCGTTTAGAATACACTATAAATCCATTAGGGATATCTTTAGGTACAACATCTAATTGACGTCTAGTACTACTATCGCCATACGTATAAACAGTGCCATCTTTTACAAAGCCTATATCGTTTAACATTGTACGTGTATCACCAGGAACTTGGCTTTCAGCACTAAATTGATATAGATCGTCTGTAATAATACCTAATTTAGGATCTACGACAGGATGTGTTTCACGAGACACAACACCATTCTCCTCTTTATATATCATCCTGCCATCCGTACGATACCACTATGTGACACGAAGAATAGCTTTCTTGCCAGGATTAGCTTTGTTGTACTCTGTTAGCTGCATAGCCAGATCATATAACGCTCTGAAATTTGCTGTAACGTCATGTCCCGGTAAGTTATTACCAGAGTTTATAAACAAATAATCTCGCTTACCATTAGGAAGAGTCTTACCAAACTCATATTTCTTACCAGTCTTTCTATCTACGTATGTTATCTTAATCTATATCTTATCGAGATTTTTACCCGTATTAGATATCGTAGCAAAAGTGGTTTCAGGTAATCCAAAGTCAGCAGCATTTATTATAGCTGCAAACTGTGTATCTCTTTCAGCACGATCGCTTTGAATCTGCGGATATGGATTCTCGAAACTAACTGAGAATTTATAAACCTAACCGTCTGAAAGTCTAATCAAACCTGTTGGTTCTGTAGAACTATCACTTGGTTTAACTTGTGGTTGTTCACTAGGCTTTGTTTGAGCGTTAGGTTGTTTTTCAGGTTCTGGTTTAGTTTCAGGCTGCGGTGTAGTCTCTGGTTGTGGTGTAGTCTAAGGTTTAGGATTTGACCCGGTAGTAGATTGCCCATTGGCTTTATCTTCTTCATTAGCTAACGCTTGTTCGATACAATGACGTATCTGTTGCGTAACGTCCCATAACCTTTTAGTTCTCGCATCTACTAAATGAACTTCATCAAAAGTATATTGTGCCGGTTTCTAATATTCACCAAGAGATATATTAAGCGTAAATTGTTTTGGTAATTGTCCGATCTAATCTTCAAATTCAGAAACAGCTTTGCGATAATCTTCTAATGCTGTGTTATACGCATCCAAAGTATTTTGAACAAATCGTTCAGAAAATCTAGATACCATGTAGAATCCATCCGCCGTATGAAAGTCTTCAGTCGTTGAATACTCTACGCCATTGAACATTGCTTCTATAAAATCAGAATATATAATAGGGATACGTGGCTCAAGTACAACGTTTAATATTAATCCAGTATTATAGTCATAGTCTACAACATACGGCATTAATTCAGCAGTTGTATCTAATCCTAATGATGCTTTCATCAACATTCTATATGCTGTCTGTTGATTAGAGTATTGTGTTTGTGTACTAAATCTCTGACCCCATGATTTAGCGCCCCAGACATCCACATATCTATCAGAATAATCTCCACCATCGTAGAATGAATTCCGTGATGTTTTAATATCGATCATGTGAATACCGCCATCTTGATCAATAGCAATAAGATCAGGTTCTCCGGCAACACGGCCAACACCCTTAAATTCTCCATATAACGTAAGCTTTTCGGATTGTACAACCCAACCTAATTCATGGAAAGATTTAAGCTGTCTCAATACATCTAGTACAAGATTCTTTACAACAGTTCTGTTTTTATTAAACCATTCGTCATACGTACGGTTAGATCCGTATTCACCAGATTCAGGAGTTGATGATTGTTTAAAACTGTCATGAGATCTTGTATTAAGTATTTCATCGACAAGTTGTTCTTCAGTACCAACAATATTTTCATAACCTTGATCCAATACACGTTGTACAACATAATTAACAACACCCTCTACTACATTACCAACATGTACAGATGTACCAGGCTCTGTTGATGCTATAATGTGTGCAACATCACTAACTATACCAAAAAACTCATCATAATCAAACGGCTCTGCTTCTTTGATATATTTCAAGTATACATTCAGATCATGAACTGCTTGCGCAGAAAGCGGATGTCTCTCAAGGCCTGGTTGTTTCTCAAAGTCAACAATTGTGACATGGCTATTGCCCCAACGATCACGTTCGAGCTTTACATATGCACCATTTTTTATAACATCTTCTATTATGTTTACTACCTCCTGAACAATCTCTTTATCAGACATTGGTTTGTTATGAATCTACTCAAAAGTATTGATCATACGATCAATAGATCTCTTAAGATTTAAAGTTTGTGCAGGAATAGTAGCATGAACACGTCTGAATCGTTGTATCTTACCATTAACTTTTATAAAATAAGCCTATCCTGTTAATTCGTAACCATCAACACCAACTTTTAACTTGTCTTCAGCACGCTTTTTAGCAAGCATCTAAACGGTCTGTTGTTGAGGAGAAAGCGTAGTCTTATCCGTGCTTACAGGTTTATCAGCAGGTTTGGTAGATGTAGGCTGAGTAGGTTGTGTAGGTTGTTCTGGTTTAGAAGGCTGCTCAGGCTTGGTAGGTTGCGCTGGTTGAGCAGGTTCAGGCTTAGTTGCAGGTTTCTGATCAAATTTAACAGTATAGTTTACACGATAACCTTTCTTAGACTTAGACAATATACATTTCTTTCCATTCTTATCTAAGTATACTGGTGTTTGACAACCATCTTTGTACGTATAAACATCATCTGTTTTAGTTAAACCTTTATCTGCAACAATCTTATCGATCTTTTTCTGTTCAGGACTTTTGTTTAACTCATCCAACTCATGGTCGATTTTCTCAATTAACTTAGCAGCTCTTGCATCTCCAGGATATTGTACATCTGTGACAGCAGCTCCTAAGTTTTCAGATAGATATTTTCTATATTCAACAAGCTTAGCTGAAATTGTTTTATCCCCAGATCTAGCTTTATTGATGGCATCTGATAATGACATACCACGCTCAACAGTTGCAATAGGATTACTTACAATCTTACCGTTGTGATAAATGATCGGAGCATCTAATGACTTCAAACGTTGTTCACCAATACGTAACTTATCGTTCTCAACATACTCATTTTCAATATCATCATTCTTAATAATATCGTCATCAGACATGGTTCTATTCCAAACATATCCAGTAGATGCCAGCTTATCTCCAAGGTTATGAACAGCATCGTAGAGATCAAAAACACCAACTTTACGTGAAACCTTTAATAGTTTATAAAGTTGTGTATACGTGTTAAGAACACCTTTTTCTGAAAGATCTAAGATTTGTATCTTAGATAATATAATACGCATTACATCACCATCATGTCCGTCAAACTATTTTATAATTTTGACAAGCTCTGTATATGCATCGTTTATAAGAGCTTGATTTTCAGATAAAATGTCGCTCTTATGAATAACAGTTTGTCTAAGATTACCAATCTTATCCCAATGTACTGTCACGTAAGTACCATCGTTTCTCTGATATACTTTATGCGAGATACCATCTTTATCGACATGAACTTTGCCATCAACTTTAGTAAGCTTATTTTTTTCAATCTGTTTGGCAAGTTTCTTAGCTTCACGTTCTTGTTCACGTTGTTTACGTCTCTGTACGATCTTCTCATGTTTAGCAATAGCTGCATCAACTACTTCATTAGATTCACCTTCGTACTTAGGATTTGATTTAATGAACGCTTTACGTTTTTCGTCAGCCTCTTTCTCAAGCTTACGTTTTAATTCAGCTCTGAGTCTAGCAGCTTCTTTAGCACGCTTCTCTGACTCTTTAGCTTCTAACAATTGCTGTTTTGCTTCACCAACTTGTTGTGTTACGAAACCTATGTCAGAACTATTTTCGTAACCATATGCAATCTTAATCTCAGGCGCAATACTCTCAACAGTTTCCTGATATTCGCCAGATTTTGATACTTCATCCTAGTCTGCAGGGGTAAATATCAAACGTTCTTTAATGGGAGACTCTTTTGTTATATTTAATACGTACCCGTCTTGACTTACAGTCTAATCGTCTTTTAGTTTAGTATTTTCATCCGCTTTGATACGATTTCCTTTTTCATCGAGAGCGTATTCTGTGGTAATACTCCGTAGTTTACTCCAACCACTTTCATAAACTTCACCAGCATCTTTATCGGCTTCAAGCTCTTCATCCGTCTTAAACGCATCAGATGTAAGCTCATTCCAAAACACATCGTTGTCATTACGAGCCTCCTTTATCCTATCCCAAATAGTGTCAAACCCACTCGGTTTATCAACAACAACTTTATCTTCACCATTTTCATCCTTCACAATCTTTGTAGTGCCAGTAATCTGTTCTAATGCAGCACTGGCATTTTCTATGTTGAATTGTTCGAGATATGATTGTCTGTATATGTCAGCAAGTTTATCTTGAGCTTCTTGATCTACAGATACTGCTGCAATATCATCAAGAGTGTTAATAGATTCTCCAACATGTAGATTATAACCTTTGTCATCAACTCCAATTTTTGCAGAATAAAGTTGTTGAGCAAGATCAGATAATCCTCCAACCCTAACCTGTTCACCAGTCTCAGGATCCGTTTGATATTGTCCGTTCTTTACAATATCTATCTAACGCTCAATACCATCGATATATCTACGCATAGTCGCTCTATTAGCACCAGCTTTTAGAGCATCTTCAAGTTCCTACTTAGTCTCAAGCAACGCTTGTAGTCTGGCAAGACGTTCAACAAAAGGTCGTTTTAGATCATGTTCTACACCATTAAATCTAGGATCGTTCCATAAAGCTCTGGGTACACCAGCATCCTCAAGTACTTGTTCATTAATAATACTAATGCTATTTAGTATCTTATTAGCTTCAGCATTACGCTCACCTTCGTTCTTAGCAAACTATTTTGACTTGTCGAGAAGATTATCAGCAGCCATCATATACGTAGCAACAAATGCACCATAGTCATCACTATTAGTGTCAACTCCAGCACGTTCAGCCATCTCTTGCATGTGTGTAGATCTGGTTAAGCCAACAGCTCTTCTAAAATCAGCGAACTCTTTGTCTACATTCCCAGGAGATGTGATATAGTCACCAGTATTATCATACTCCTTTTGGTTCAGTTCCTTAAAGTTAGCAAAAGCTTTTTCAATTGCCTGTAGTCTGTTTGAACGGGTTATTCCTTGTTTTATACCAGCTTTTATTTTATCCCAAGCACCAGATTGTCCTCTTGACGAGTTAGAATAATGCATGAGCTTATCTAGTTTATCATTGGCGATAACATTTTCAGTAAGCATGTTCTCAATTAAGAACTTATTAGCACTCTTCTCTTCAAGATACGGGCTTACAGAGTTCATAATACCAATTGAGCCAACGTGTGTTAAACCAGCTAACATACCACCCTTAACCTCAGCAAGTCTATCCTTATCTTTAGTTTTAAGTATGCCAATAGGATCGAGCGGTATTGAAAGTATATCTCTACCAACATCGAGACCTGTTAAGAAATCATCGAATGCAAGACTTATAACGTCAGTTCTTAATTGACGTTCATCATAACCTTTCTTAAAATCTTCTGCGTTCTAATACTGTTTACCTTCCTCAACACCTTCTGAAACACCAGATATACCTAGACGTTTAGCTAATTTCAAACCATAATTTCTGTTTTGAAAATAGTTCATCTCGATAAATCTATCACCAAGAATTCCTTTGGCAGGTTTCGCATCAAACTTCTTCAACCATTTGATATTCACTCTATCTACAGCATTGACGACTCTATGCCATTTGTCAGCAATACTACTACCAAGCTTTTTAAAACCAGGATCTCTAAACGGCATTCCTATATATCTAAACGCAGTGTTTGTAGCTCCACTGATACCTGCACCAATAGTTGTTCCTCCAACACCAAGTGGTGAAAACCACTTAGAACCAGTTTTAGCACCAGCTTTAAATGCAGAACCTATTTCATAAGCTTCTTTAGCAAGGCCACCTTTTTTACGTAAATATCTGGGTATTGCGCTAGCTCTCTTATAGAACTTCCAGTTTTTGAGACCCATTGTTTCTGAGACACTCTTACCGAATGGCATTACTTCCAACACAGTATCAATTAGATTGTCTGCTGTAGTTGCAACCATATCTTTTGTAAACAAAGTCTCAATATCTTTATGAACATCAACCTTAGCTCTATTTATATCAGATTTATTCGATACAATCTAACCGGTTAGATACATATCAACAATCCTAGAATCTGGAACAGATATATTCTTAGGTAATTGGGCACGACCATCTTTTATAAACTGCTTATACTTAGGACTGTTTTCACCACCCAGCATTGCTGTAAACTTGTTGCGAGCTGCTGTTACAACTTCAGCTTGGTTCTCATCAATGCCTGCAGCATAATTTAATCCAAACACTATTGGAGCTGCTGCTGCAACAGACGCACCTCCTGTAAACGGTGCTGCAAATCCACCTGCAGTACCTATAACAGCAGACGCAATTTGAGTTCTCCAAGATGTACCAGATGAACCCATTACACCAGACATCTTATATAAATAAGTATCTGCATCAAAAAAGTTCATACCTGGAGTATCTCTTTTAGCAACAAACTCAGGGCTTATTCTTCGTTCATAATATGCAGCATCTTTTAGATTACGATCAACATTAGCTTGTAACAGTGGCTTGATGTCAGCAATGTTACGTAATGATTGTTGCAATGCATTACGTTTTTCAGCATCACTCTTTGATTTTAAATCGTATAACGGTGCTTTTGCATCATTCAACACATCTCGCAAAGGCGTTGTTTCCCATAAAGGATTGAAGAAGTCTTCAATGGCTTTTCTGGTCTTATCGATCATTGCACCAGCTGATGTAGGATCTGCTTTCTCAAGTATATCGACATCCTTTTGGTACGCATTTAAAACATCTGCTTGTGCGTATTTAGAATCACGCACCTGATACAAGCGCTTTAAATACGACTGCTTCATCTTAGGATCTGACGTCTTAATAGCTTGATCATTCAGAATAGCTTCTTGTTGTTCAAGATACTCTATCTTTTTCTTAGCATCGAGGACTTTTAAGTAATTATTAATATGATCTTCATACTTACTAAGTCTTTGCAAAGCACCAACTCCAGAATCAGCTTGTACTGAATTAAGCCTACTGAGATATGAGAGTGTATTATCAGGCGTAATAAGCTTGTTTAATCCCAAACCGTCTATGTGCGAAAGTACTGATAAATTTAAATCAGCATTTATTCCGCCACTAAGTACGTCCACAAGAGCAGCTTTAGTATCATCTGATTTGTCGTTATCAGGCTGCATTTTCCACATTGCTTGCAACTGTTTACCCAATGATACTTCTTCTGGATTATCGGATTTAATAAGCGTATTTACAGCATTTGCACGTTTTTTATTTAACTCAGCATAAGCTTCCGTGTAGCTACGCCTTATTGCTTTAGATTCATTTTCATGAGCAGCTACAGCATAGTTAATAGCTTCTCTATTTTTAAGTAACTCATATCCAACATGTATCGTTGGATCTAAGACGTCACCGTGTTTCTTTCTACGCATAATTTATTTTATTATATTATTCCATTGCAGCACGTTCTTCCTGCATAGCTTGGTTTCTAGCGATACGTGATTTTGAATAAGCAGATCCACCCCACTCTTTATCACCTTTAATATTAAGAGCTGCTTGAGACCCTGAAATATCTGTCATAACTTGTATATCAACATAGCCAGGTCTCTTACTATCAGTTATACCAAAGTGACCCCAACGAGATCTGTATTTATCAGGATCAAACCCTCTCTTCTTCAACTCAGCTTTACTAAAAGTAGCTTTGTGTACAACAAGTCCTCTCATACCCTTAGAATATCTAAGACCTGTTCCGGCTCCATATTGAGCAGTATTTACATCTCCAGGAGCTATTGTGAATGTTAAACCTTTAATGGCTCTGTCTAATTTACGCTCAGGAGTCTTATAAGAATATCCCATTCCTGTTACAACTAGAACTTTGCCAATAGTCGCAAGTGTTGTTTCTGGGCCAATAATACCCTAATAATTCTAAACTCTTCCATTCTTATCTTTAACCTCGGACATAGGAATTGCTGACCTTAGTGTTGCTGCCGAAGCTGCATCTCGCTGTATCAAATAGTCTTGGAACGCCCTGTTGATATCGGCATCATTAAGATGAGTTCCGCTAATGCCTTGTTGTTCTCCAATATACTCAGCTCTGTGTTTACCACCAGGCATTTCGTATTCTTTACGAGCTGTACGATATTGATCAAAACTTCTCCAGAAAGCAGTCCCTTTTGCTCTATGCCATGATTTATTGAAATTCTTAACAAGCCATCTCTCTGCTGCTTTATAACCTTTCTTGCGAGCAACATCGAAATAATGATTAGCCATTCTTCTACCAGTCCATGCTCTTCCAGAATTATCATGTACAGGTGAGTTCTGATGAGCACGTAAGAATGCACTATACGTATTATTAGCCTTAGCTTTAAATGAGGCTAAATACTTCTCATCACGTTGTTGTAAATTAGTAGCAACATCATCAAGAAGTCTATCATAGACACCGCGTGCAATACTTTCATTTCCAGACCCGCTCAACGGAGCTCCTGTATTAGGATTTAGTCCAGCAGACATCATTGCACGTCCAGTAGCTTGTTGATCAGCCCAGTACTTATAAGCAAGGTCTTTGTTGAATCTAGCATCTTCACGATCCTGTTGGAATCTTAGTTTCTGCATATCGTTAGCTTGACCTTGTGCCATAACAGCGAACTGATCTGCAGACTTAGTTGGTTCCATAATACGAGCAGAATTAGCTTGTATTACATCCTGAACAAACTGTCTATCAATTTCATCTTGAGTTATTTCAGCAGGATTCTTACCAGCAGCTATATACTGCTTACGTACAACATCTGCTGCACGATCTCTATAATATTTGTATAAGGTTTCATTTTGAACACCGGGAATCCTTTCTCCTGTAACTCTTTCAAGATCGCCTTTACTTATACCTTGATATTGATACCTCGGATCATACTTTATACCAAAACTCTAAACTTCAGCTTTAGTTAGCTCATGAGGCTTTAGATCTTTAAACATTGGAGATGTATAGTCGTACAAAGATTCATACTTATATGGTGCTGTACGTTCCCAAGTTCCATCATCGATAGTACTCCAAGTAGATAGATCAACAGGTCTGCCATATTGATCTCGTAAAGCAAACTGTTCAAATCCAGGATCATATAGACCATTGGCCTACATGGTTCCTCGGTTCTTTACATACTCATCTGCTATTTTAGCTGATTGTCTAATCTGATTTAACTTAGCGACAGGTGCTTGGTTAATGAGTTTCTGTACAAGAGCTCGACCTTCAGCAGATCGTGTTGGATCTATACCCTTATCGTACATGTAGTTTATAGCATCTCTAACAGGTTTCAATGTGTTATCGTACCAATAATCAACATCTCTTGCAATAGGGCTTGTAAAATCACCATATAGCTTATTAAACTCCTTAGTCTCCTGCAAACCCTTTTCATACATATCTCTTGCAGCATTGATAGATGCTAGCATGATCTGAGAATCATATAAATCTTTTGTGGGTAATTGTATCCACTAATCTTTTGAATATATCATCTTAATGTCATTTTAGGAGTGAAGTCATAATGTATAGGTTGTTTCCACGGATATCTTACTGAATACATGTTAGCGAGTGTTGCTAGATCAAGAGGCTTTGAACTAGCCTTTCTTTCCAAATTCCTTTCGTATTCAGATAACTGCTTTTGTTTGTCTATATCTATCTGTTGCTGATATAGATCAAGCATGTTAATACCCTGCTTACGTTTGTATTCATTAGACATATAACTGTTGAGATAATCCATAAAGTTACGTAAACCTACCTGCATGCCCTGCTGTCTTGCAGCATGTGCAGATGCATAGTTATCGTAATCTTGAGCACTAGCAGCCATTCTACGTTTAGCGTAAGCATCACCGGCGTTAATCTTAGCTTGAGCAGCTTGTTGTGCTAACTGAATATTCTATAGTTCAATATCACTCAAGGCCTTGGCATTATTAGCCATTGTACCAAGAGCTAATGCAATTCTACCAGCACCTCTTTGTCCTCCTGTCAATCCACCAATATTTCCAACTTGATAAGCTGCTCGTCTTTCTGCATCAGCATTTGCTCTAGCTATAGCATATGGATTGATTCTAAACGAATCCATTTGATTAAGTGCGGCCTATTCGTAAGGATTAGCAGCATATACATCAGATCCTTTTGGACGCTGATTCTTAGCCTGGAAATACTGTCCGAGAGATAATAGTGCTCCGGTACCAGTAGGTATGATCGTATCTAATATTGTTGGACGACCGTAAGCATATCCAGGCAAACGATCTTTGCCGCATTTGTATGACGGATAATAACTCATCATTTCTCTATCTTGTTTTTGCTCATCAGCTTTATTATTTAGAAAATCAACAATCGGTTTCTTTAGCTTATTGATCTCTTGTTGATTCACCTTATCTGTATACTGGCCAATAGTGCCCCTTAGCTGATTTAGTTTATTATCAGTACGTATTTCGTACTTCTTATTTATTTTCTCAAGTGCCTATATATATGGAGCAACTTCGTCTTTATACTTATAACCAGTTCTCAGATTAACGTTGTCTCCAAATACAACAGATTGGTCTCTTAAATTAGCTAACTGATCATCCTTGTTAGGTGCTCCTTTACTCACATACGTACCTGTTGCATTATCGACAGACTCTCCATCAAATATAGACTCTCCTCCACTAACTCTAGCATTTGGCTTAGCACTGGTCAATCCGACTGGACTCCAAACACGTTCAGTACTTAACCTACCGTTTAATCGCATACCTTTATCCTTACCTTTCTTAGCACCATATAACATCTGATTAGAAGTGTCTCCATTCTCTTGTATATACTTATTTTGAAGATAATCTGACTAAGCAGATGCTTGTGCGTAATTATTATTTCTATTAACTGTTTGTTGAGCATCAAACAATCGTTTACGAGCCTGAGCCTTTCTTTTACCAGAACCAAACAACCCTGTTACGAGTCCTACAGCAGCTCCAATGCCGGCACCAACTCCTGTACCCAATCCCGGTATGACACTTCCTAAAGCAGCTCCAGCACCCATTGCTCCGAGTGTATTGATCTTATTCTGAGAAGAAACCTTTCTCATTTGATCAGCATAATCAACATCATTCTGTTTCGTATACCCAAAGTTGCCTGTATCTACGTAAGACGATCCACTTTGCTGCATAAGGGATCGTGTACTATCTGTTGAACCAAATGCATTTATAGCAGATCCTACGAACTGAATTGCTGGCTGTACCAAACCTCCGTACTTATTTATATCGAACGGAGTCTTATTGAATGATGCAGGAGCTTGTAGTTTAGGAGGAGTGTTAACCAACTTAGGCATAGCTCCTGACAAATCGACACGTCCATTTCCAGACGGGACAGTCATGCCAGTATATGTTGCGGGATATGGATTATTATAATAATAATCAGCAAAACTCCTAGTATTTGGGTAATTTGTTAATCCATCTATCATGACCAAGATATTCTATATTTAGTTATTATATATTGTATTGAAAAGTTATTATCACCATCCGTAGTCATTTCAACGGACATTGTTTTATCTCGCATTCTATCTCCATAATCAGCATTGTCTGCTCTTGGAATTGCGTATCTATACGAATACTCTCTATTCGTTATATCGTCTTTTGTTAATGTGCCAGTACCAACTTTTGTTTTGAATGTTATTTTCATATTATTACATTCATCATTCGTATTAGCACCAAATTCTGCATTATCAAATGTCTTTACATAACTGCTATTATCATTCACGACATATTTAAGAGAATGACCAAGACTTCCGCCATTATCATTCCATTTATACATTGTATCATCTGTAAAATATAAATCATTCTAAAATGATAATGCAGCCTTCATAGGTATTGTGTATAGACCTGTGAATGATTGTGCTTGCTCACTATATACAACAGCTCCAGTATCTGTAACATTGAATAGCACCTCGTTAAATTTCTTATCATACGTAACAACAGGCTCATAGTTGAGTGTGCTTGCATTCATGAGATTCTGTATTTGTTTTGCCTTAGACAATGATGTACTTCCATTTTGGGTATATGAGCACAATTCTCTTCTATCATTATCAAACCAATATACTGCACTATCTGACTGAGTATCTGTATATTGATTAGCTTTCATGCCATTTGTTGTTAATACGTAATCATATCTTTGCAATACACCACCAGTACCAATCATTAACGGCATATTACTATCATCAGTAATCTATACTCGTTCATTTACAGACAGTACACCAAATGCATTTTCTTGCCAGAACAATAATTGGTTATGAAAGCTTCTCAGTTGAGTAAGCTGTCCATACTTAGAATCAACATCTATATAATTAGATGCTTGGAACTTACTCCAACTGTCTATACGCTCTCCATTCTACTTAGGCCCAGCGTAAACAACTCTAGTATCAACAGTATCAGAAACCTCTTCTATAGACTGTGCTGCATATTGTTTAGCCGTCGGATCAATAGAATAAGCACTGTTATACTAATACATAGGAGTTGTTTGAGTATATTTATTCATCACGTTAGCAGGTTGTATTTGAGATAGAGTTGTCTTCCAATCTCCAAGATTCCTACTAAGCTCATGTCCATACGTATAAGCTAAGTTGATATTTGTTTCGACAGGTATTGCGTAAACAACCATCATAGTCTTCATGATAAGATATTCAGGATTTGCTTGTTTATGCATACTTACATACTCAAACGGCTGTATATAACAATCTCCATCGAAGATCACATGTTTAGTGTTTGTATCATCTTTCTTGAAGTAGTTGCCATAGCTACAGTATGTATTGAGAGATCTATCTACAGCAGAATAACCACCATAAGGAATAATGTTCTTTCTTAGATTACATAAGAACGTACCCATTAAGCTCTCGGGTTTAACGACCAACGGTACACCATTTAATGACTCATTAGATGAAAAGCCTGTGATAGTGTATAGATCTTCAGAACCTGGTTCACTAGGCTCATTCGGATCAGGTCCTGGAACAGTAAACGGTCTGCTATTTACAGCATTTGATGTTCCAAATGTATCGAACAAGATCTATGTTTCAGGATTTGGAACAGTTTTATCGTATGACACATTATCTAAATAATTATCGTACGGATCTATCTGTAACAACATGCATGATCCTCCAGGACCGTATAACTAACAATCTCGTATGAAATTATTACCGTCTTTAGCTTCCAGGTTTTGAGAGAATCCACCACCAGATACATAATTGCAATAATTTGTATTACCAACAGCATCTATTTTATCATTGAACGATTTAGTCCAGTTTGCAGTATCTTTGATTCGTGATGCATAATCATCCCAGCTAAACTCTTTTGGTATTACAGAGTCTTTTACAGAGAACTTAAGACTGTTGGTGATTCTTCTATATACAGGTGTGTACCCAATAGCTTTATCGTCTTTAATATATCCAGCTTGTCCAATATGATTTGCATTATGTACACGTGACCAAACATTAGAACTTTGTTCATATAGTTTTACGTACATATATGTAGCATCTCGTACAGTTTGGAATCCTCCGTTGGTAACATCACTTTCATCTCCGGTAGATGATACCCATGAGACACCTCTACTAAGAATACCGTCATTGTTTATATATATGTTTCCACGAGATGGAGTCACACCTGTGTATTGGCCATGTTTACCATCGGCATCTGTACTAATATCATCACGACCAGCTTCTAGTGCATAGATACCCTCTATAGATTGCTCAAATGTTGATCTAAACTTATATAATGAGTTTACAATATCAATGCCATCTTTTTTACAACAAAGCGTTGGGAATAACACATTAGACTTAGCATTAGCATCAACATCGTCTCTGCTTAGAGTCTTGTATACAGGACTCTGCCCATTATCAGATTGTACGAATGTATCGTAGCCGCAAGCAAACCTACCATTACCAGCAGATGGATATATACCACGATACTTCTTACCACCATACGCAAGGCTTGTTTTATATTGATTATACGTATTTCCAAGTGTTGTAGAACTTGCTCCGAATATATATTTTACAGGATTCAATGATAATGATGTGTTATTTTCAAAATCCTTTATAGATCCTTTCAAATAAGATATTTCAGGTGATATAAACTGATATATCGTATTGTTTTCAAAATTATCAGCTTCCCATCCAGAGCTATCCGCATTACTATGTACTCTAGCATAAGCATCATTACCGGTCCAATATCTATTCGTTGTTATAAATCCACTTGGCGTATATACTGTAGAACCAGCTGTAGTTGGTCTTGATGCAAGTCCTGGTGAATATTGCTCAGCAATAGGCCTTGATATAACTCCTTGTGATATTGTTGCTATATCAGACTCTTTACGTTGACATCTAACAATCTCGTATCCAACACAGTCTTCCGGCAGATTGCGTACATCAAACTCAATACCCAATGGTCTCACAATAAGATCTTCTGGATTATTTCTATTCTTACCACGAGCATAGAATGTTTCACAACCATCCCATGTTATATTAGGCGTACGTATATCAGCAATCCATTTGACGTTAGATGCAGATCCGTTCTTATGATATAACACAATGCCGTATCTATATAATTCATCTCGTCTCAATGATCTGAATAACATAGATGTCTTTGCATCAGAATACGATAAACTTGAGCTAACACTAACATATTCAGATGTATCATATTGTGCATTTTCAGAGCTATTATCATTGTGATATTTTAAATATTCACATACAACAGGTTTTGTAACATCAGTGCTCTTATTGGTGTTCTTATCAATACATATAGAACTAGTACCAATACCATCATTTCCCCATTTAGGATCTGTTGATAGCACAGATACATTTGCATCCCCAACTAATGATGCTGTTACAAACCTCCAAGATATATTAACACCAGTACCACCATAGTACTTATCTATGTCGTATCTACAATAAGAACCATCTCCATCTATATAATTATAGCGATCATCAAGAGGTTCTTTTGACATATCGTTGTACTTATTGAAACAGTCTCCAGTTGGTTTAACAGTGTCATATGTAGAACTTGTTATATTAACACCGTTTGCGCCAGATGCATCATACAAATAAGCAATTCCACGAGGATTGAATGAGTATGCTCGTGTGTCATAGTCTTCAAACAAATCGTGTTGCTGTTCTTTAATGTTCCCAGCAAACAAATAATCGTTCTTAGATTCAATGATCTTGGGGATAATATGATTTCCAGATACACTGTTGTATTCCTCCAGTGTCAATGTACCAAGAGCTTTCTGACCAGAGTCTATGAACTTTACGCTATTACCAGTACGTTTACCATCATATATAAGTTCTATCAACGGAAGTTGTCCTTGTACCTGATATGATATTCTGTATATAAGAATGTGATCAAATTTATCAGGAACAGGATTGTCTAAATTACATGTTATTGACACTCCGCATCCTGTTGCGTAATCACTCTTAGCACCCTTCAACTAATTTCCAGATACTGGTTTTTCTGGGATCTGAAGTTGTCTTGTTGGTATAGACATCTCTGTTCCAGGACCATATAATCCGTATAACCTATATGTATACGATACACATCCTGATTTAAGAGATCCAGATGTAAACCCATTGATAACAGGTTTATTTAACACAACAGATGAGTATATCGCAACTTCATCTATGTTAACAGGGACTACTTCTTTTTTAGGGAGTAAGTCTATAATCATCAACGGATGTACTCCATCTGCAATATATAACTTACAGATCTTATTTGTTTCGTATAACCCTAATACACTGGGTTTATCTGAGCCAATCTCTTCTTTACACAAGAAGACTGTTTTTAACTAAATTGGTTCGTTATTATCAAACGTTTTAACACACCATTTTGACTCGTCATCATTAGGTGTTTTCTACACAATAACACCTAGATTACGTACAACAGTTGTTGCAATAACGTTTGGCAATAAGCCTTTGAGTACAGGCTTAAATCCTTGTACCGCATGTAATTCTCCGCCACTAGACTGAGTGTCTGTTACAAACCTCAAGTTCTTAGCCATGCGGTATCTATTCTTATCAATAAACATGTCTGAAGTATCAGTATCCATACCACCAGAAAACATGTTTACCTATTGAGTATTTGTATTAGTCATAATAGCTATCGTTATAAGTTAATTCTCTATCACCAGTAGGCTTGAAGAAATAATCGTCCGCATCAACATCTGGTATCAATCTCAGCCAATCATTTTTAATTGATCTAAGATCATCTTGTGTTGGCATCATGGCTTCAGCATAAGCTTGTTCTCTATAATAAGCCCACTGTTGTTGTATGTGAGTATAAGCTACTCTATTATCGTAAACACTACGTCCTCCGAGTTTACCCTTCATAAACTTAGGGAATGCTAGCTTCATCATTACGTACCAATAAATAGCTTCTTGATAAGCTGCATTGTCTGGTATAAGAGGATATCCTCGTTCATCAGTTGCGATAGATTTGTACACAAGTTTAATGAAACCATCTCTTTTATTACTAACGATCCATCCTGGCTTAATAAAATACGTAGGTTCACTCTATATATTACGTGCTAACTGATGAAATGCTTTATGACCATTCATAGTCAACAACTGAGATTGAGATGTTATGAGCTTATGTGCAGGCTCCTGATGTTCAGGAGCAATTCGTATCTTATCGGGTATTGTCTTATTTGCATTGTCATGCGGAATATACACATATTCAGGTTTATGTACAATGCTATGTTTAAATCGGTGTATATCCGAAGTATCTTTTCTAGCAGGTATCCACGGGCCATTTGGAGTATTAGAATATGCCACGGTATCCAAATGAATAAGATCGTCGGGGATCGGTACTTGATAATCTATAAGTTTGAGTAACGGCTCGTCTACACCAGACTCTTTTCTAATATACTACATCGGAGCACCAATCTTCTCAATAGCCTCAAAGATCCACTCTCGTATATCTGATATTCTATTACGAACCTCTGATGCGTCAGAATCAGCCATTATCTTAGCTATGACGGATTCACATTTTACATATTTGTATATCATTGATGTTTAAATAATCGTGTTTGTTAAATATTAGTTGAGCTAATTTACGCTTGTTAGCACGTACAAGACATAGTTGATACTTATACCTATCAGCGAACGTCATAGGAACTCTAGACCAATGCAATCGATATTTATATCCATTACTATGTTCATTCAAATGATATATCACCTTACCATACTCTCTAGTCGACTTATAGTCTATACTTAGAGATTTGGAATTATAATTCTTAGGTTGGTACTTACCAACTTGGATATAACCTAGTCCACAAGGCATTTTAAAGCCCTCTGAGCGATCTAAAACAGCTTCTGCTATAATCTAACTCATTCTGTCTAAAATGCGCTTATAGAGGCTGTATTCGACCTTATATGGACTGTTAGCTTTATAATACTTGTACATACTATGGTACGTATGTGAATCAGTTTTATTTCTCATTATCTTGAGGTCCTGGCTTCTTTATACTGCTCAACGTTGCGTTATTACTATCATCACTAGGCATCTCAACCATTAAACCAAGCTCATACTTCATGATATTCTGCTTAATTAATGGAACCATCCATGATGGTATTTTGACATCAGACTCATCCATATTATCAGAATCTTCATCATCATCAATAGTGTCAAAGATAGCTTCAACCCATATGTATTTAAGCTTACCTTTATCAGCAGTACCTTCTATGTAAACATGACCGTCATCTTTATAATAACCAGTCATTTCTCCAAATGTGTATTTTCTAAAGTATTGATAGTGTCTACGAGTATGACTCATATACTGAATAATCTCTCCTTGTTGATCATATATCGCAAGAATACTATTCTCATCATTATCGTAGATATTCTCTAAAGCATCTTTAGTTCTTTTGAGAAATGTGGGTTTATCACTTAAAGATTGAACATCCTCTAACTCAAGAGGGCCTTTCTCTCGTATATACAGGCTGTCGATTAGCTTTACTACATCGTCATCGTCCAACAGACCAGCTTTCTATTTATCAAACCTATCTTTGATTATAGCAGCCTTATATGTACGAACCCATAATGCTATCTAAGCTCTTGATAAATCCTCACTCTCACTAATGTTATTATTCCTGACTAACAATAGGATGTCGTCAATAATCTCTTTAAGTGAAGTATATGTCATTTTACTAAGCGTTTACTATACGAACATCTTTATTGTTTATAAGATCATTCGTGTTTATTATCTTATACTTGTACTTAGTTACTTTCTTCCAATCAAGAGTAAATAATCTCTAGAAGAAGTTCTTTTTGTTCTTGTATTCCTTACGTTTATATATGTACAAGTATTGTGTATTATCTAACTTAAGTCTCACCTATACCGTATCTCTACCTATAGTGTAGTGTACGGATGTTTGAGGATTGTATAGTATAGAGTCTGTATATACTGTATCTTTCAATATGGTCACCAGATCTCTAATAGTATCTCTCTCAACAACCCTCTCCACCCCCTTGTCGAGGGTAACGTCTATTTGCTCATGGTTGGTTGCACCAGTTATGATATTTTTAGACTTAATATTATTCTCTTTAGCTATACGATCCATCTCAACCAATAATGAATCTTTAGACTATCCGAGTTTCTTCATATCAAGTGTTAAGACATTGTTAGCCTATTGGGAATTACTAAGCATCCCCTAATAGGCTTCAATGTTATTCTAGGCCTCTAAAAGCTCTTCTGAGAGCATTTTATTCTTGTTGTGAGTAATTATACCAAACGCTGTTAGAAATGCGATTAGAGAGCCTATAAGAGCGTTATAGACGATCTTCTTGTGACTCATCAGCCACTTCAGTATCGTTGTCCACATTCTTAAGATCATTTAATATAGTATGTCGAATCTTCATACCCATCTATTCAGTTTTATGTCGTACATACAAACCTACTCCAAATATACCACCTGTTAAGGTAAAACATTCTCCGATGAATCCTAAGATTTCTCCTGTTACTGTATTATTTCTAATAAACGACGCAAAACCCATTGCTATACCAGCTAAAAACGAAGCTACAGCAGTGGAATATTGCGTTACATCTTTCCAATTGTTCATATCATTGTATGGTGAGATGCACTTTACCTTGTTTACAAGCGTTCCTTATGATAGGATACAACTTATTAACAGTGGCTCTTGAGTTTAATACCATACCTTTCTTCTTGTTTTCTCCAACTAATATACAACCTTCAGTATCCTTAGATGTATTACCAGAGTGTATCAGAATACCTTCAAATGAAGGTACATTCAACAATCTTGGAGTGAATCGTTTGTATTTAGGAGAATATGCCCAAACAACTTCATAAGTACCATATGGAATAGCTGTTTGTCCTTTAATCTTAACCTCACCGTTATCGAAAACACCATTCTTATTTGAATCACGGTTAGTGTCCTCTAATGTATCACACATATATTCACCGTCAATATACATATGACCGATTGTGTATGTGGGTTTTAGTGCAACTCTTTTTATTAAAATATTTAAATCACTCTCCTTCATACCAACCAAGTTCATCACTAAGATCTACATTAACGATAGTGTTGTCAGACCTAGACAACTCAATGTTATTATTCTGCTTGTTGTATACACCAGACTGTATATACTTGTCATCAGTCGTAACATTAGTAGACGGTTGCAGTTGAATATCAAATGTTTTTTCAATATTCTCTTTATTTTCATCAACAATATTAGAAACAATCCTTACTCGTAATATAGCAGGAGTTGTATTAACACCATTGTTTGATATAACGACCTGATTCGATATATCTCCAACTTCGTTGATTGTAACATAATTACCATAATGAGGATCATAGGTCTCACCATCCTGTGTTTTAAAATAAACACCGTCTACAACAAACTGTGCAGCATTGTGTATTTTACCACCAATCTTATAATTAGATACGATATCAGCGTTTTCTAGAAGTACAGACGGATTTATTATGGCAGACGTTCTTGCAGGAATTGATATAGAATTATTCGTTCCGAGTGTTACAGCTATTGCATAATTATGTACCTTTATCTTAATAGATGCCGATACAGAATTATTGTCATACGATGTTGCTGTTATAGTACCATACGTATCTCCAGCAGCAGGATTGGGAAGCTGTGTTGCACGAACCATAACCCCTGCTGTACTAAGTGCAACGGTCTCAACACTATTACCACTAGTCGTACATGTAACTTGCTTATTGGTAGCGTTGGATGGAGTAAATACAGTACTTATGAGTTGAGTTTCTCCAACAGTCATTTCTGTTGAACCATTAAGCTCAAGTCCCTGAACACCAACTTCAGAAGCTGCTCCAATCTCTATAGTTACATCGGAATTAGTACCGGTTGAATCGTCTACGAGTCTAAATATGTTATTATAATCCATTGTGATAGTTCTTAAATTGTCCAAACCATAACCGGGTTGATATATGCGAGCTACTACTACGATCTTATATACGCCGCAATACAGCTGGCTATTTGCAGGAAAGTATGCATCAACTTGATCTTTATATTCTGTAGCTTGAACAGGTGCAATAAACTCTGTATCATTAGTACAGCCTTTAACAGGATATATATGGCTCCAATCAGGATGAAGTCCAAATCCATGATAAAAATAATGACAATGATGCTCTGGATATGCATAATATCTAGGAAGACCTGCAAGATTCAAATCGTAAGCAGAAGGCTCAAACGCTGGGTGATGTGGTTCGCATGGAAAACGGCTGATAAACTTAGTACAATTTGCTATCTTGTCAGCCTTCTCTTTTTCGCGAGATGTGTTTATTATATATACTTTAATAGACTTGATGTTGATTGTATCAATGCCTTTCATATTAAGCAGATTAATACGCAATCGTATGTCATTGCCTATACGAATTCTTTTGATATTATCAAGCTATGTATCTTGATTTAATATATTATTATTCATACGAACTGATATAAAAAAAGGTAGGGTAGAGAATACCTCTACTCTACCTTTGTTGTTACTATTAAGGTTTGGCGTCTGTTAGAGCCTCAGGAGTTACACCAAAGATACCGGCAAGATCTGCAATATCACCCTGTGCATATACGTTCAGCGTTTGCTGCGTATAACGAGTAATGTCGTCAGCTGCACGGTACGGAGTGCGGAACTCAATCGTAAGCATGTTGTACTTGCCATCATTCTGTGCTTCGAGCTCGGGGCGAATGATCGGCCACGTGCAACAGCCCTGGTTCAGGATACCCTGATAACCCATTGCCTTAGACTCTTCGTCACGTACAAGCTTACCCATTGCAGGATACTGCTTACCCTCAGTCTTTGAGATAACAACACCCTTCGGGAAATTCTTATTCTTACTCTCCCAACCATCAGCAGCAGGATCCGTGTAATACGTATTTACAGTAAAACGAACCTTACCTGCCCAGTTGATCGTGTTAGAAGCATTGTCATCATCGTAAGGAAGTGCTACGAGCGTAACAACACCAGCTGCATCAGAAGCCTGTACACGAACACGCTTCCACTGAGCATTGATCATGTTAGCAACGTTCTTAGCAATCGTCTCAGCAGTATCGTCAATCTCAGTCACGTACTCATAAGACTCAGTCCACTTACGATAACGAGTGGGCAGATCCTTAAACGTAAGACGAACGATCAAACGCTTACCACCCTCTGCAAACTTAGCAAGAGTCGTAGCATCAATCTTTGAAAAGTCAATCGTAACCGTATCCTCAGTCTCAGCATCACCAGTGGGATAAACGCTAGCTTTAACACTCTTAATAGCATTCATAGCAATTACGTTAGACCACTTTATGATCGGAAGGTACTTAATATCCTTCGGGCCACGACGAACAGTGTTCTTGTTTGTAACAAGACCAATCTTAATACGATCAGCCTTCTTAGCTTCAGCTGCAGTTACAAACATACCCTTGTCCATATCCATGATGACAAACTTGCCATAATCAGCAGATACAGCATTCATGCTGTCACAAGCAGCAGGAGCTGCAGTAGCAATATTCTCGGCTTTGAGATTAGATACCAAAACCGTATTTACAAATGTAATCATATTATTTAATTTCTTCTACTCCCCCTAAATAATAATACTAGACCTAACTAGCTGGGGTTTCCACGTTAAAATTATTCTTGAGTATTCACTTCATTAGTTAATGTCTGATATCGCTGATCTGATTTATTTTCTATATACATCTGAGCAGCGGTTTTAATGATTTCAGGCATTATTATCTCTGGAAACTCTGAATACTCACCAAGCGGTTTTTCCAAAGATATTTTATTAGGATTACGTAGATATCCTAATCTATATTTCAATATTTTATACTTACCGTCAGTTAACAAATCACAACCCTATGATCCATCAACCATTGTACGTACTCTCAAAGGTCTTGCCTTATAATGGCGGTAATGGAAATCTGTCAACGAATTTGTCACACGATACATGAAACTATCAGCTGTGCATTCAAACACAGAAGTCATTGTTTTATGATCTCCAGATAAATCTGAAATCATAACATCTTCGTTTAATGCGAACATGAAATCGTCAGGATATTGCACATGATAGGTTACATAATCAGGTCGTATACCATGAATATCTTGTTCAATAGGAAGTTCTTTATCAACCAACAAGTTAATCAAATCTTTCGATCTTTTCTCTGTCTGTTCGTAAGATGTAAGGTGTGGAAGATTTCCATTGAATCTTGTTTTTACGAATTTAGAAACAGCTTGGTTAAGCCAATACAAAGAATCATCTGTTGTCGGTTTATCCAAACTATTGTTCAACTTATTGATTTCACGTTCAAAACCGATCAATATATCAATGTTTTTCATTCACTTCCTCCTTTCGTTCATCTTTCTTATCATTATCCTATTTTCTATTAGATCCAGGATATTTATATGTGAGATATAGATTAACAGCACCAGAAACAAGATCCTCAAAACAATCTATAGGTAATTCGCAAGCATCGTCATCGTCATCTATTCCGAACCTATTTGGCTGTTTAATATATGTAAGACTGACCTTTATAATATTGGTATATACGTCATGTATAAGCTGTAATACAGGCTTATCATCTGACGTTGATAAAACTACTATTGGGTTCCTAATAATCTTATTCATATCGTACGCAGATTCTATAATCTTATGTACGTTATTTTGATCAATTAATATGTTTGGAATACTGTAACCACTTTTATTGTTATACGCAACATCAGCAGACGACGTAGATCTGACATACATATAATAATCATCAGGTAGGTTGTACATTATATATCTTCCATCATAAGTAGTATCTGTGATAGATGATTTTGTTAGAATCTTATTGGACAATAGCGGTTTTAACTGATCGGATATTCGTATCGACGTATTAGTGCCTATAGGGACCTGATCTTCAGCTGTATACAACTATTTTACATAAAGTTGTTGATACTCATTGAGATAAGCATATATATCATCAGTATCAAGCTTGTTAATCTAAATAAGGGTTGGATCCATTGTCTAGAGTCTGCGTTCGAACTCTATTCCAAGCATTCTCGTTTGTTTCTTCGTCATGACTCTAGTGCTTTAGTGTTTAACTTTGTTTGTAATCTTGGAGATTCAACAGTCTCTAAAGACATTATAATAGCGAGACTTATTAACTCTTCGACCATAGTGTCATTCAATTCAAATTGAGTGTCATCAAATGTTTTTCCATTTATATGATCTACAAATTTATCTGGCTATTTGATATACGTAAGTTGTAGATCCCCGACATTTTTATGAGAATAATCATCGTATAAAACAATTAGATTATCTCCTTCTATATAACAAACACTGTTCTTTATCCACGGTCTATTTGTCGCAGTATGCATGAAATTCTTAGCAATCTCATGATTAACAAGATTTGTTGTTACAAGTTTTCCATCAATCAGTACTAATGCAGTTAAGAAGTATAAGATGTCAGACAACTTGTATATCACAGCGTTATCTATTGGTAAAGTAGTATTACTCTTACTAATTTTCTTAGACGCTATGAGATTCCTAACATCCTCTATGGCTTTAATATCTCCTTCAAAAGGAACTCTTTGTTGATTTCCAGTTAACTTTTGAGCAATAAGTGCAAGATAAGCTTTATCTAATATAGTAGCAATCTCGTATGTTGTTAGCGACGGATATGACGAAGTAACATTCTCTTTGTCATATTCAATCATGTATTTTTTATGTATGTCCTTATACGTCATATTTGTCGTGTATTAAGATTACTTATTCTTAATCTCGTTTATAATAGAAAGCTTTAGGTCTTGGTTCTTCTTGTTATCAAGATATGCAACAGCGTCTGAAAGTGAGTCGGCAATCATCTCAGTACCATAATAATATTGTGTACGCTCCTTACGAAGCACACCCTTGGCCACAGCCTCTTCAATGATAAACTCGGTATCCTTCTTCTTATTATTAACCCACTTAGTCAAGTACTGATCACTCTTTTTATCAACAATATCGAACATTGTTGATTCTATAAGTTGATTAGACATATTGTCTGAACGAACACCAAATAGCCTAAGACACTTGCGCATATCATCCATAGACATAGTATCGTACGCCTTAATAGCTTCTCTACGTACTTTATTAGCCTTATTCTTCTGCTCAGCCTCTGCTTCACTATTGATTAGCAAATAATCCTTACCAGCAGTCAGCTTATCAAGAGACGTTGCAACACGTTTGTGATTACTTAGAAATTTAATTTGCATAGCCTGTGTCGGGAACTGATCATCGAGGAGTAGTCCTCTAGCACCAACCTTTACACAAAACGTTGTCCAATAATCACTTGTCTTAGACAACCTACCTTCAGGAAGACCCATAGCTTCCTCAAAATATTTTTCATCTTCAGGAGTCAATCCTGTATATATCGACCCAGATCTAGTGTAATAAGGAGCAATGTAATCAAAACAATGCTTATACTTTAACAGTCCAGCCCAGGGATTTTTCTTTTTAATTTTTAATTCAACTACCATAATATTAAATTAGTGTTGTCACCTATAATAAATTATATATAAGAAACCGCGAGCATCTTATCTAGATGCGAGCGGTTTTTTATATATATACATTTATTACGAGCCCCGAGGCTTGTTATTTCAACCGTTAGGTTGAAATCAAGCCGAGATCGAGGCTTGTTATTTCTTAGGCACCTTTCTTGATACCGCCGTTATTCGTGTGCTCAGAATCCTCAGCATCGCAATACAGGATACCGCAAGACAGCGGGTTACGGAGCATAATACCCTCCTCACCGAGGAAGTGAACCTGATAACCATCGCGGCTATTAGAACGAAGTGTGTTGATGCTGTTAGCATAACCACTAGGAACTACAGAACCACCAGTACACCACTGTACGAACTCACGACCCTTACGGCAAACCTTAACGATGTTCGGCTGACCATCACGGTTACCAAGATCAACAAACAGGAACGTGTAAGACATCAGAGGTTTACCCGTGAGCGGGTGCAACTGACGGAACAGCTCCATGTTATCAAACATTGCACAACGCTTAAGCGTAAGCTCAATACCGTTGGTCATCTTGTAGGTTGTGAACTGACCACCAAGAACGAGATCCTGACCAGAACCAGTTACAAAGTGCGTATCAATCATATTGAAAGAAGCAACCTTCTCCTTCAAAATACGATCGAACTCTCTGATACCCATCTCTCCAGTAAGAGCCATGAACTTACGCTCCTGAGTACCAAGCATGTTGTAGCAAAGATCAAACAGATAATCCTCAAGCAGCTCAGCAGTAAGAGTCGTGTAATAACGTACATTAGCCGGAGCAACCTGCTCGAACAGACCAGCTGATACGGCAACAGGACGACCATTAGAACCCTTGAGGTTATACGTACCATCAGAGTTACGATTAGACTTACCAAACAGAAGAGCCTTCTCCTCGCGTCTCTTCCACTCACGAAGAGCGAGCCAATACTGATAATCAGACCACAGATAAGATGTCTTACCAGTCTCAGGATCCTTTAATGCAATAGCCAATACCGTGCTATAAGCATCACCCGTGATGTCATAACCAAGACGAAGCGTCATGAGGTTATTACGCATCTTAAACGGGGTCTGATAGTTGATGATATCCTCCTCATCACTGTACTCCTCGTATGCAGAAGCCATACGGCTAACCTGACGACCAGGAAGCAAGTACTCACCAGGAATGTAAGAACCAGAGAAACCATCAACAACGTAGCACTCGTATACCCAAGCACTACCATCCTGATAAGGCTGACCGCTTACACGAACCTGGAAGTTATAGTTATCAAAAGAAAGAATAGCACCAGGACCAAAGAACTTCTCCTCAAGTGCGATATAAATCGGAGCACCGTTAAGACCAGCAGTTGCATCAGCAAAATTAGCTGAAGTAATCTCCTGACCGTTAGCCTTAGCCCAACGAATATTTACTGCGTGATCAGCGTCAATCATAACAGACCACTCGTACTCACGATTCTCAATGATCATTGTTTTACCAAGACCACCAGTAATCAAGTCGATTGCTGTAGAAATACCATCATCCTTGGTACCAAAGACAAGTGAAAGCAGACCCGATACCTCATGAGGCTTAGTCAGCAATGCGTTAGAAATCATATTCTCATCAACAAGATCGCTGAAACGACGTCCGCGATAAAGCTGAAGGTTGTTTAACAAACCGTTATTCATAAAATTTTATTAATAATCTTTCTCATCATAGGAACTTTGACGCAATATCCCATGCCTGAGGTTGTTTACCATCATCGATAGTTCTACTGCTATGATTACGAGAACTATCTCTTAACATATTTCTAAGTTTCTGCGCTGCGGATGTTTGTCCATCCCGCTGTGCTTCATTAATGAGAGAATCACCTTTCATTGTAAAATAAGCTGATTCAATAAGATTTTTAGACAAGTTTTTACTAAAGTCTTTTTGATATTGAGTTACTCCATTAGCATCTTGTCTGAAGATATAATCGAACAATGCTTTACGATCTTCTTTAGGAACTGCTACGCCTCTAATAGAACTTAAACTATCAATCTGAGTTCTAACGTCTGTGAAAAACTTTTGGGCATCCTGTTCCTGCTGTTGACGATAAGCTTCTTGTTCTTTCTGAAGCTATTCAGCCTGCTGTTTCTTAATCTCCTTAAGACGATCAACTGCATCCTCTGCTTCATCGTACAACATATCAGCATCTTCAAATCGTTCAATCCTCTTATTGATACGATCATCAGAATAACCATTGAGCTTAAGAAGCTCTCTGACCACTCTTTTTTGATTACTCTCATCATCCAAATCAATATCATCGAGATTCAACGAATCACGCTGTACTCCATAGAAATCCTCAAACTTACCGCCATTCTTAACATAATCGTCAAGCTTAGCAATTCGTTCATCAGCATACTGAGGCTTACTATTCTCTTTTACAATATTACCAAGAGATGTCGTAAGATCATCAACTGTTAAAGGTTTTCTATCTCCATCGATATCATTTGGATTATAACCAAGTGATTCAACAATGGCGTCAAATAGTGCTGTGACCTGTTCTGCTTCAGCAACATCTTCTGCTGAAGGCTCATTATCATTGTTATTAGTGTTAGGGTCGCTTGCTGGAACATTGTTGTCACTAGGTATATTATCTTGCAATGATGTATCGTCTGACTTTCCATTCATACGATCCATCACACCCTGCGGAATATCTGAATTATCATCCGCGTTATTGCCATCCTAAGACTCAGGGTCTTGTGCATTCTTATTATCAGCATCCAGTACTCTAGTATCCATATTAGTACGCCCTGACGCAGTGTCAGGCTCACTGAAGATGCTCAACACATCATTCAATGCTGCTGTCTCTTTTGTTTGTTTTTCTGCCATAAATATATTTATGTTATTGATTTCAGTTCAATATAACTGTTTATAATAATCCATTCATTGGAACTTCTCCAGGAATCCATGGCTGATCGTTAACCAGTTTTGCATATAGATTCTCTATTGGAGGTAAAGTAAACTATAATGTCTGTTGTGTAGGTTCCTGCTGTACAGGAACATCTTGAATATCAGATGTTGGTTGCCAAAGCTTCTGATTTTTCATATAATCAGGCATTAGATTTATTACAGGTTTTAATACAGGCTGTGTCTGCATAGGCATTGGTTTATTAGCCTTGTTTCTACTTGTAGCATAAGCTGCAGCAGCAGATCCAACGCTTGTAGAACTCTTTAAACCTGATGTATATTGTAACACAGGAGCTTCATAATAACCAAGACTCTTCAATGCTGCACCATACTCATCAATATTACGAGCTTTCAATGCTTTTGCATATTTACGATTCATCATAGGGAGCCAGTAATCAACAAACGCCTAATCGTTCTTATACGACTGATATTGTGTCTTTCCTGGTATACGAACACCACCATAGTTATTGTATTTTCTCGCAACATTCGATGTTCCGTTTGCTGACTCAAATGCTAATTGACGCATAAGATAATCAAACGTTCTATCTGAGTAGATACCCATCTGATGCATCTTGTCATACACCAGAGGACCCATCCTGTCAACAAACTATTTGGATGTTGGATTTACCCTTGATTTGCCTTTTCTATATTCTGGTAAGTAATTAATAATCATAGTCCTACAAATCTGCTTCAGCTTCTTCCTTCCACTTGTTGGCTAGATATTCTATCTTAGCAAGCTCTGAATCTAACTGACGATCAGACTGAGTCTTATTAGTCAACGGTTTTCCAACCATGTCCCAATAAGACTCACCTGTTTGTCGTTGTCTTTGTAGAAGTTCAGAAGGTTTTATATAATCCTTATTCATCGTTCACCAGCTACTTTGTTTTTCAATGCGGTCTTAGCCTTAAGCTCTTCTCTCTGCATGGCAGCGTCGTCTTTCTACTTCTAAAGTTCACTTTCATGTTTCATCTGTTCTTTAGCAAGACTGATCTTCTTATCTTCAATCTCCTTTTTCTGACGAGCTTCATAACGCTTAGTATATGCTTCTGAATCTATCTTACGTTGCTGTGTAGCATCCTTAGCAATCTCCATCGGATCTGGAATACCATTCATATTGATATCCTTGTCCTCAGTACCTCTATATGTGCTAATTTCAGCCACAGCAATCTTGGTTTGATTATCAGCATCGATCTTATATCTTTGAAGATCCATCTCAGCCTCCTTAAGCATAAGCTCTTGTTCTTTAGCCTCATTCTGCATCTACTGAAGTTGCATAGCTTGTTGTTGTTGAGCTTCTTGTTGTTGCTGCTAAAGTTGATCTTGACGATCTTGCATATCCTTAAGCTTCTGTTTAATAATGTTGAAATTATCATTCGTGAGAATCTCTGCTGCTTCCAACAAGCTTGCTCCATTTTGCATTGCTGGCTGAATAAGCTGTTGGAGTTTTGCTATATTCTCAGCATCTTTAGATGTGTCGCTAACGAACACATCCATATCTTCGTAATAGAATTGTTTTGTTATTGCTAAGAATGCTCTTTCTCCATTATCAAATACGTATTGAAGCTTTTTCTTACCAGACTCTTCCCAAACACCTTTGGCTGTATTGAGAAGCATTGTTAATACATGTTTCTTACATTGGTTGTGTACCTAGAACAAAGGTTCTGTAATATGAGATGACTGTAATACAGATCGTTCTACGTTTCCAACAAGTTCTGATGTACTAATAGCTCCTTGACGTTGTTCTGTAATACCAGTGATTGTTCCAGCTAATTGTTCAATCTTATCCATTAGTTGAATATATTCAGCAATAACATTACTCATTGTAAGATCAAGTGATGTTATTTGATTAAACGTTGCTGGCTTACCACCTTCTCTGCCAGGAATACCCCATTGACAATTATGTACAATTGTAAAGTCCTTTAACAAGAACAAATGGTCTCCATCTATTGTAATACCGCAATAATCACCAATACCGTCATACTCAACAGTAAAGTGAGACAATCTGCGATACGTACGTTTTTTCTCCCAATGGTGTTTTTTTCTTTCGATCAAACAGGGTATGTCATACTTACCATCCATTATTCTTGCACAAACAGTATTTTCGCAAATACTCTTCTTTTTGTTTCCACATATATGTTTTTTGCATGAATTTTTATAAGTAACTACAGTAACTTTAAATCCTAAAGACCTTGCTATAAATGCAAATTTTTCAACTATATGTTTTCTAGATTCACATTGACTAAATGTATAAACTCTATCTCGTTTGCTAAAACTACCGTCTGTGTCTATAAGACCTGCCAGAAGTTTCAATCTGTTTTCAACAGATGTATAAATAAAATCGTCTGGAATGTCTTTGTCTTTACGTATTCCGTAATGTGAAAGAACATCAAGTATTTGATTTTTGTGATTGTACACTTTGTTTTTTAAAGTCAACAATAAAGCATTGTTTCCATGGTTAATATGTGGTGTACAAATCATACCGTGTTCATCTGCGAAATCACAAACATATTTTATTACTTCTGGATCTTCATTTGTTATACTTGCTTGATTTGTGCTACCGTCTCCAAGCCACAAACCTAAAAAGTACGGATCTATCAATAATTCTTTGTGTCTATCTAAATCAATCTCATCGGCTCTCTCCAAATACCGCAACTGCTTATAATAAGATTTTTCAGAATCTTCTTTGATTATGTCAATGGGCGTTTGTAGTTTGTTAAAATAACAATTTTTAAAATGATTTTTCTATTTGTAATAAATAGAATGTTTGCTATTTACAACTTGATCGTCACAACCACTACCGGCTTTAATTCTATAAAGATTATCGATTCCAGTATGTCGTTCTAAAACATGCCTAGGAGTTCCATCTGGACCCATCACATATTCTCCAGGCTTTACATCTTCGATTTTACGAACAGATCCATCGGCCATTATAATCTCAGTACCAAATTTTAAGCACTCGTATGGATTTATGAAATTCACACCAACGCTTGATAAATAATGCATCCATCGATCTGGTGTAATGTTCATAGACTTAGGTATCTACGTAATATCCATATTGATAACCTTACCTTTATCCCTAGCTATTGCTAATTCAAGTCTATACCACAATACAATGTACATATACTGTAAAGGCTTGAGGATGCTTACAAGTGATCTTGGTTTACTATTGGTATTACTATATATAGCACCACAATAAGGCAACTTCTGACTATCTGGTTGATCAATACTTATATGTTGATAAGCAACCGGCTGTATACCAAAATATAAATCTGACCCGGCTCTATATCCTTCCCACACTTCAACAATCCAATCTTCATCGATACCTATCTCTGTTCCAACAGGCTTATAGAATTCGTCTACGATTTCAATCTAAGCATCTCCGTTTTCATCTTGAAACGTAACATACTTAATCTTCTTAAACGATTTCCAACAACAATGCCATACATTAATGTTATGTCTTGTTTTCTGATCAAAAACAGGATTATCATATATGTGCATTTGTATATGATTGAAATTATCAACAGGGTCTTTTTCTCCAAGATCATTTGATGGACGACCTGTTAACATCTCGTTTAATTTGTCTAAATCTTTCTCAGACAACTTATCATGATATCTATCGTATACTTCAGCTACAGGGAGTCTCATTTTTCTACAACACCATGACGCATCTTCTATAAACTCAAGATCTGGTGATTGATCGAATGAAAAATATACAGGATTCACACGCTCCATATAAGGATCTCCGTTTTGTACACCGACATAGTATATCTCTTGTCCTGCTATCAAACCGTCTTTCCAACCTTTGATGAACTCATTATCTATACCACACTTCTCGCGTATATACATCAGAGAATGATAGGCTGTGTTTTCTATAACATCTTTATAATCCCTACGCATATACTTTCCAATCTCTTCAGGCGGCATTATCTCGCCACTCTAAAGTTGTTGTTGGAACTATTGTTGCTCTTCAGGACTCATTCTGCCCATAATAGCACTCATCATATATTGGATTAGCATTTCTTTCTCCTAATCCATCAGGTCAGATGTTGCATCCTATGATGTACGTACAACTCTGAAATTAAACGGCCTCTTTGTCTCTTCACCTATAAGGAGGTCTACCTTAGGCCTAATTATGTTGAAGTCTTGTGGTGTAGCAGGAAATCCATCAGATACTTTAAACGGGTTGGTTATACGTTTAAAGTCCTTTTCATCAAAGATACTATTATATAGATCGTAATATGTTTGAAGTTCGCTAAACCGAGTCTTCTACATTCCGCCAGATACAACATTACCTTCTCCGATAATGTAATTCACGCAGTCATGCTACCACTACTCATCTTTTTTCTTTAGAGGTAGTTTCTGTTGCGGAAAGTTCGCATTATATAAATTATCTTCTACTCTTATCATTGTTAAAACGTAAATGTCGGAATGTTATTGTCGTACTAATTATCGTACGAACTATCTTCGTCAAACCATTGGTTACTAAACAATGGCGTTTCAAAGAAATCTATTTGTTTATTCTACTCTTTTGCTGCTGCAATCTTTACTTGATATAATTCTTCTCTATATAGCATAACCATACATAAGGCTATTACACGGTCTACATTTCGTACACCATCATCTAACAACAATTCTTCTATCAATGGTTCGCTATATATGCGTTCGAGATTTGGATGACCCGGTTCATATTCTTCAAGTAACCATTCTTTTATAAGACCCTCTGCGTATGATCTAATTTGTTTTGTCATATGACAACCTTTCTTACGTTGTACTTTAGAGTCTTTGAATATTTCACTTATAACCTTATCTGGCTAGTCTGCTAGCATGTAATCACAATGTTTATTCGTAAAGTACGGGTATATACCTTTACGCTCATTCTCGAACAATAATTTCGCATTATACATAGTTAACAACTTACGAACATTCTCATAATATTCTTCAGCTGTATCAGGTCTTCCGCTATATTCAGCAACTATTACATCTGACCAAGCTTCTCCTGGCTAGAATCGTTTATATATAAATGTAGATCCTAATGAGTTTGTAAGAGAACCATCTTGATCATAAGGGTCTTGACCAGCTATGTATAATCCGTAAGGAGGATCTTTAACAGGATATTCGTATATAACAACAGATCCTGTTGGCTACTCTCCTTTCTTTAGTGGATAGTGTGTTATATCACCACCTTTCTTTTCAATGGCTTTTACAGTACCATCGCCTTCCCAAACCAAGTCAACAACATGTTTCATATTAGCTAGTTTTGTGTTCGTCCTTAGTTTGTTAAGCTACATTTGTAATTGCTTTTTTGGAAATATGTTTTTACCAACCTCAAGGATTGCTTCCTAAGGTGTATTAGGGTGTTCTGCGATATATCTATCTGTTACAGTTTCATCAGGCTGGTTATCTCTTACTATCTTTCTCTGTTCCAATATCACCTATACAGATGCGGATCTATTAGTGTTACCATCAGAATCCATACATTCAGGATGTTCATCTGATTGAAGGTTAGACCATGCTGGAACAAAGAATCCGCACTTCTTATCAGCCATGCCCTCATCCCAAATATTATCGAAAGCCAAACAATTGAAGCCGTCTGGGTGATAAAACATGTCTGACAAACCTTCAAATGACGCGCCTTCAGAGCCGCCCGTACCAAAACTGATCATTAATCCGAACGCAACACCGTCATCTGTTTCTACAGAAGGTCTGGCTATCTGCCAAGCTTGTTTAATATCTGGAAACTTACCAGACTCCTCCCATAAGAACAATCTACCACGAGTACCACGAATACGTTCAGGATCGTTCTTAAGTGTTATACCTGTTATACTAGATAAGTAACCGTCTTCAATCTCTTTACCTGTTATCTCATCCTTAACTTTAAATCCAGATGTACGTTCTAAAGAAGTTGCTTTTAATCTTCGTTTAGCCCATCCAGAGTGCTTATCTAAGAAGTCCATGATTTGCCAAGCTTTTGTTAACAAACCATCACCTGTTAGAAACTTCTGCTCCGATGCAACAGCAAAATTCTTTGATTTTGGAATAAGAAAATAGTTTCTACATAACATAGACGCACCTTTGAATGAGTATCCACGAGCACGAGCTTTAAGTACAACCATGTGTTTACCTTCGTCTTCAGCCTGTTCTATAGCATTATAATAGAACCAATCGTAATCCCAAAAATCAGGAAATCTGAATAAACGCTCTCGTCTAGTTCTCTTAGTTCCATTACGATCTGTATATTCTGTTTCAACAAGTTTCATAATAGGACTGTAGTTGAGATAAAAGTAATGATACCCAGTTATCTAATCTCCATCAGGAGCTGTGTATCCATTTAAACATCGTTGTTGTTCTTGTTTCCAATAATTGAAGTAGTCTGTCGTACCTTCTGGAGCAAACGTATAACATCCGTTCTTTTCAAAGAATAAAGCAGCTTGTCTAAACTTATCCGAGTTAACTATTTTCTTATTAAAATCAATCATGTTTAAGCAATTTCAAAAGCGCTGAGTGTACCACCGCCTTTAATTCTACCAGTCTCCTATTGCTCAGCTTTAGTTTGTTTTTCAGCTATATCAAGAGACTTGACTATATTACCAACATCCTTGAGGATACGAGTAACTTTGATAGCTGTGTCAATATCCATACCATCTTCGGAATAACTACTCAATGCTTCAACAAGTCCTTCTGCAGCAGATCTAGATGCTGTTAACAATCTTGTTCCAGGAGTTTCTTGAAACTCTGTGAATCGCTACATTAAGTCTTTAACCGTATTATCAGGAATATAATTAGCATCTCCAAACACATCATAAGCTATCTTAGACGCTCTGTCTTTTTCTGGATATGCATTATATGGACTATTCCATTTCTTATTCCATATGACGTATTCAATTGCTTTCAAGGCATACGTCTTATCTTCAGCATTGTTGTAATAATCCTTAAACGGAGGTATTGCTAAATCCTCAGTACTTAGTTTTATTTTATTTCCTTGTATGTCAAACATATCATTTAATACCCATATCAGACAGGTCTTTATCCGTTATAGCATCCACTTCAGATCCAGATCCGATACCTCCGTGATACTCAATCCAACCGTTTGTTGTAGCAATCCAAACAACATCATTTGTTGAACCAGAATCATCAGCTGTTGCTATAACGTATGCATCGCCATCATTAACCTGTTCATCAGTACCAGCTAATACGTTTCCGTCTTTTACGACAGTGATGTGTGCAGAAGGTTTATCGACTAGATATATAACAGTTCCTGAAATCTAAGGAGGATTGCTATTCTTTAAATCATCTACTGTTGCAAAATGGTTACCAGCACGACCCTTTATAGTGAGGGCAGAGGCATTCTTGCCATCCTTGCCAGAGTATGCTACAGAATAAGATGTTGTATTCGTACCATCAGAATAATTTACAATTGTACGAGTCCACACATATCGATGTGTTATTGTTATAGTAGGTATTTCTTTAGCCCATCCAGTTGCTGGAGCATTCTGGTCATCTTCTGATACAGCGTAATCAATGCTCGTACTAGTTATAGATATGCTCTCAGAAGGTTGTGATGCTTGTATATCAAGAGCTTTGCTTGATATAATGTTCTCATGCTTAATCCAGCCTCTGTCCTTATAATATACGTATACATCATGACCTACGGCATATGCATCATATTCTTCAGGATCTTGAGGAAGACTGTCTACAGATTTAGTACCTTTTAGATTAAATGAGTTTACACCTACTATCGTACCTCTCTGAAGCCCGAACCATTCAATAGGCAAGTAACGATTGTAGAAACTTCCTCCAACAAGTACGTTATTAAATATCTGATGATCAGTTGGAGCGTCTATATACGCTCCATGACCAACGATACTGCCACCTGTAAGAGAACCACCTTCAAACTTAAGGGTTACGTCCTTAGGTAAATTAAGACCTTCATTTAGTACATAATCATATTTGATAACATACGTTGTATTTTGGTCTACAACAGATGATATAAAATCATCATCTTTCTTGAGAACAACATAGCCACGACCACGATCCGATGTACGATTCTTAACTGTGATTACATTGTTTTTCACAGTAAGGTTGTCCTCATCAGCCGTCAACGGCTGTCCGAATGTTTTGTTATGTGTGCGTATTGTACCATCATCTTCGATGAAAACTATTGATTCAGAAGAGATGTTTGACGCATCCTTAGCATAACCATCCTTTGTTTTATAATATAATAGTTTATTGTTTATCATGGCTGGTTATTGATTATTCTGAGAAACTCAACACGTTTGTAACCGGATACAGCATTAGTACAAAAGTATCATGTGATAATGAAGATGTATTTGTCGTAGTGTATGCATCAAAGTAGAAATTCGTACCACTAACAAGTTGGGTTTGTGGAAGATTACATATAATTACAGAATTTGTTTTGAGCATTGTTGGCTTTGCGATATTGATAGGTTGATTAGCATTTTTCATAATTATACCTCTCCAGTGATGATTCATACCATTAGTCAAACTATACGGAGATGCAAAACCAAGGTACATACCTGAACCTGCTGTGAAGTCAAGAACAGAGAACTTACCTTCAGTAGCTGAAATACGAAGTGCTGCAGATGTCTGTTTAGTATAAGCATTAGTTGTCCACGGCTCAACCCAATTACGACTCCATGTAATATCACTTGAGTTAGCAGCTTTTGACATACTTGTTACAACATTACCTGTACCTGATGAACTTACACCATTGACAAGGCCTAGCTCTGAAGCACTAGCACTCTTAATATCACCATGCGTACTTGCTGACGTGTTCACATATGCAAGTCTCACAGTGCTTGACGTGCTACTAGCAGCCGTATGAGTAACAGCGTCTGTTTTAGATACTGACTCAGCAGATACTGTATCAACATAATCCAATGTTAGCTGTATCGCATCCTCAAGATCCTTACCAAATCCATCAGAAATCGAATGATCTGAATAATCCGCATCGATCGTAAACTTCTGACCGTTCCATCTGTATACCGCGTTTGGCAGACCATTAGAGCCCATAGTATAATAATACTTGCTGTAATAAGGACTACCATTTGTCTTCATGTACAAATTGGTTGGTACAGAAGTACCAGTCCATGTCGTATAATATGCAGATCCAATCTTACCAACAATTCCAGATATCGTACCAGATGTCGTACCAGACGGATTTGAGATAGACTGTGCAATATATATAGCAGTTGGATCTCCAGTACCACCTACTGCAGCACTAACAGGATCGGTCAGAACACCATTTACTTTAACAGCACCCCATTGACCAAGTCCAAGTACGTTTAAACCATTGTATATAGTGTCAAGCTTGGCCTGAAGTCCAGTAACATCTGCAATAGAGTGCGTATGCTGTGACGGAGCATATATAGCTTTCTAAGCAATATACATCTCAATATCAGCAAGCAGATCACGAAGACGCATTGCAGGATAATCTGTTACGTCACACGCTGTCATACCACCTTCCGCAGGAAGATATTTATATAGCTTATTTAAGCTCAGATCTTTATAGATTACACAACCCCAAGGCTCATTAATGCCAGGAACAACCCATATATATTTGTTCGGCCAGTTATTGTAATATACGTTGTTACCAGCTTTCAATACAAATTGTCCACCAGTTGTATTGTAATAAACAGTTGAAGGACTACCGTTTGTTGTCGTACTGACTTGACTAACAGTTATATCAGATACGTTTCCTGCATAACTTATAGTACCGAATGCCTGATCAACTTTTGCAAAGCTATTGTTGATCCAAGATTGAACAATTACTAAACCTGATTGATCTAAAAATTTCATTATTTATATTAGTTAAAATAACACCATGTTTTACTATTACCAAACGGGTTATCCTTATCGTTCAACCAGTTGGTAGCAAGTTGATAAATCTTTTGATTGAATTCATCTTCTGATATGTTCGGAAACCACTCATGTATGAGATTATAGTTATCTGAATATATCATCTGTACAGTTACATAATAATCCCACTCATTATAATCAGGTATTACGCCACGTATCTCTTTATACTTATTTAGTACGAGATTCTTGTTCAAAAATGGTCCTGGGTATTTAGACCCATCTTTTTCGTAATACATCTTAGATACCTGATCATCAGCAAACGGTTCATTGTAATGTCCACCAACAAACGTACAATATGTATCTTTGATTACTTTACAATATTGGTCTTTATCCAAAACCTTCTGTAAATATTCAGATATGTTTGTGATCGCATTATGAATTACCGATGTTTGTTTATCGTATCCATAATCTTTAAATATCTTATCAAGCGTTTCCATCGTTAGGTTTATTAGAATCAATAACCATTTGTTTCAAACTCTCTATAGATTGTTTTAGTTCTTCGTATCGAGCATCGTTCTCCTGCTTTGCTTTTATAGCAGGATCAAACTCTTGAATAAGTGCATTACACTTTTCAACATTACTTCTATGTTGATCAATATTATCAAGTATGGTCTGTGATTGAGATTTAAGT